TATCCAGAAGCGAACACATTAGCAGCGGCTACACCATCAAAAATGTAATTGCTATAGAGTGCGTATGCCCTTGTCTTGTCTGAGGCGTGTCCATAGGCTCCAGAGAGAGCTCCAGATATTCCCTTAAATTCCTTTGGCCTAAATCTTGCACCGTCGTATCCTACACCATCTGCAAATGTTCCAGAAAGCGGATGTATATACAGTGTTGTTCCATTAAAAACCTGTGAAAGGAATACGTTACCAGGATGATATCCAGTTCCTGGAACGTGATGATTGTCTGGACCACCATCTAAAAGACCTTTGGCAAAAAGTGGATAGTATGAGTAGGTTCCAGAGGTACCCTTGAATGGGTTCACCATGTCATTGGTGTTACGACCCCTCAAAACTGGTCTTGGACCAACATAAAAAGTAGCCATTTATATTCTCCTTGTTAAATAAAGGTAACTATATAGTAAAAACAATAATCGGTTTTCACAATATCTTATAAATTATAATCAACTTCTACTATTAAATCCGATAAAACTGGTGGTATTTTGTTTTCTAACATGAATAAATTTACTTCTATGTAAACATGGCTTGAGGTATTGGGATTTGTTAAAACATAATTTGAACCAGAAGGGTAAAAGATCCTATATGAGAATACATTGTTTAAAAGAGATTGCGGTATGTTATATATTTTTGGTGAAACATTTAAAATCTCATTAATTGTTTTTCCTGTTGGGGCATTGAATTTAATAAAAGTCTTTCCTGTTTCAATAAACTTTTCATATCTAATGTCTATATCACTTAATCCATAGGTATAAATATAGGAACTATTTTCTTTTACATAATTTCTTTGTCTAAGCAAGATTCTTACTGCTGTTATATTTTTTTCTGCGCAATAAAACTTTCGTGGACCAGAATTTACTATTGTATCTGATCCAACAATAGACCAACCTCCTGGGGCCACCTTACCTACGGCATCATATTCTCCGTCATAATATCCTGGATTAAAACTGTAATAGCCATCTTTGTCTAACATTGATGGATTTGCAGCTGTTGTATACTCAACTTTTACTATGTCAATACCGTTTGATGGAAATGGAGACATTGATACACAGTTTGTTAGCGAATTTCCAACTGAACCAGTTGGTATTTTAATGTACAAATACATGCTGACGCCGAGCGGATTTGGCTGATTCAAAATTACATTTCTTCTCCAAACTTTATCTGGCTGATTAATGAAAGCATTTTGAACTGGGGTTGTATCTATTAGTGCCCCATTTCCATCTCCACCAGCAATGTTTGTATCTATTCTTGTCTCAAGAAAGTCAGGAACAACTTGACCTCTTAGTGAGTTAACGTATTTTATTTTTGAATGCGAAGAACCTATTATTTCTGGCAAAGTTATACTATTATAATACTCGTTAAAAACAAGGGCTTGGGAAGCGGCCACGGCATAGGATGTGGAAACAAACGGAGAAAGATCTATTTGAGATTTTGAATGAATAGACAATTGATTGGTATTAATACTTTCAATTACTCTTATTCGATCAGTCAAGTCTGCAATTGCCGAACTTAAAAAGATATTTTCTTTTACTATTCTTTCTATAATTTCTGACACTCTTTTGTCTATAACCGAATACTTGTTATATAGATAAACTAGGTCAGCATAATTTTGCTCAATACGCTCATTGTAGTCGGAACTTGATATGGGGCCATGGTATTGAATCGGCTTTTTTTGTGTATAAATAAACTCTGACATTTTTTCTCCTAGATATCTTCTTGCATTGCAGCTTCAATCAAGTCCAACTTATTCATTAGCCAGCTTATTTTTGCGCTATTAATTTGGTATTTTTGAAAAATTATATCCGCATTTTCATATGGCGTAGATTGCTCTATTACATACTCTTCTGCGGTCTTATCGTAACTAATTGACTGAGTATAAATGGTCATTTTCAAATCTTCATTTAAATAGTAATCTGGTGTGGCGGCATATAGATCATTTCCAGTCATTTCAGATATAGTGTCCATACTAGCGTTAAGTTCATCAATTTTAGACTTAAGCCTGTTAATGTCTAATAAAAATTGATCGTTGCAGAGATTTAAAACACTTGAAGAAATTGGTCCTTTATAAACAAGCCTATGCCTTTGAAGGTTAGGTTCCATGATATTTTCTCTTTTATTAAAATCAGAATAAAGTATTCCCATGGCTTCTCCTAGTGTTTAAATTTAAGTGTATAAGAAATTACGGAAGGAGCAGAATATGAATCAACACCCCTGAATAAATCAGCCCTAACCCTGAGGGAGGAGGGTGCTTTGATACTGTTTGTCAGATAGTATACTCTTGTTCCTTCTTTTATTTCTTCTGTTCTTCTATAAATTATTTCTAAATTATTTTCATAGTTTATAATTGAAAATACATTATCTAAATTTGAATATTTTGTGCGAAGATCTTCTTCTTTTACAAAAGAAAAATAATTTCTATATACTTCTGAATTTGGTATTGAAAGAAGAGAGATTCCTTCCATTAAAGAAATCGTTCCATTAAATGGTGTTTTAACACCTTCCGAATCATTGGTTGACTTGTTTATAATAACCACTATAGAATTTTGACCTTTTTTAAAGTTCCATGTTAAAGAAGAAGATAAAATTCCAGGAGCCAAAGATCCACTTGTGGATACTTGAACCCCGTTTAAATAAATTTCTATATCCCAAAATTGAGCGGATAGTGATTTGAGAAAATTTTTAGTAATTGTAAGCGAGTTCTGCATGTAGATATTTGTTGATAAGTATATGCTACCGTAAAGAACATTTTCAGCCTGATAAAATTCTTGATTATTTGCAAGAGATATATTAAATTTATTTGCGATTATATCTTTTCTTGATCCGGTTATTATCTGCTGCCAAGAATCTCTATCAAGAGAAGTTCCGCTAACTACAGAAACTAAAACTTGATTACTATCTGTGTTTTCAAGCATGTAAACTTCGTATGGATTTGCGTCTTTTGAAAATTTTGCTAATCTATAAATTTCTAAATTATTTTGAATAGAATCATTTCTATAAAAATAATCTTTAATTGGATTATTATACTGTGTAGATCTTGGTATTTTTACCATTTGAGTAATGGTTGATTGAATGCTGGTCCCATCTATTGGAACTATTTTTGACTCAATCCTTGAAGCCCCACTAAAAGATACTACACTGGAATTGGTTGCATTTTTTAAAGAAGCTGGTGATACTTTAGTCCAGCTGTAATCGTTTATTGACTGTTCGTTTCCATTTTCTACAGCTATATAATAATTAATTGAAGTCCCTGCAGGGACTTGATCATTGGCATCAAAGTTCACAGAGTCTATGGTCAATGTTTTGTTTTGATCTAATGGAAGCGAAATTGGCTGACTCACAAAAATTGCCGATGAATCGTAGTACGGAGCAGTAATTATGAGTTCTTCCAACCTAAAATCATAAACATACTTTACTCTATTTGAAATTGTTTTTGTATAATCTGGTTCAACTTTTGTTAAGAACAATTCTATGCTTGACGCCTTGGTCGTTGAAAATGAAAATGAAAAATTGTCATAATCTGAAGAACTAGACTTGGAGAGGGTAATTGGATTTGATATGTCATTAGAATTATTGACAATAATATTTATATCTACTGGTTTTTGAGAGTTTATTTTTCCCTCTATAAGAGATATCCCAGATAAGTTTGAACCCGCAGAAGAAATCGGTATTATTATTTTTAGAGTGCATAGCGATATTGATGGTGATTCAAATTGATACTTCCATTCTAAGTTGTTTAATCCATTAAATACATTTGAAAAATTAATTGAGGGAACAGTAGAAACTTTTTTGCCATCAACAAAAACCTCCAAAGAAGCATTAGAAACTTTGTTCATTATGTTCCCAACATAACTGAAAACTCCAGATGTAAGCTGTGGTATGGAAAGCTTTCTGGAAGAAAGGTCAACTACTGCTGATGTTTTGGACAAGTCGGTTAGTGCGGTATTGTTAAATGCGTTGGTATGACTGTAATAAAAACCATCTGTATTATTTATGGCGAATAATCTGTCGTCAACATTTTTTTCAAGTTCTGCTCTTCTCAATCTTAAATTTTCTATTCTAAAATTAAAAGCTGTTATAAGATCATATAAATCGCTTACTTCTTCATGGAAAGAATCATACAAAACATCGGTATTAAAAGATGTATGCGCAATTATTCTATTTAGCTTTTCATGATCTATTATTGAGCTGGCGGATAAATCGTTGTATGGAACTGGTATTGGGAATCCAGGTCTATAACGACTAAAATATCTTCCATATATTGTTGATATCTCATTTTCACTAGGTGCATTTCCTAGAGAATAGTATATTTTATATATAGTTTCTAAAAATCTTTTTTTCTGTATATTTTCTATAGTCATGATTGGACTATCCTTGCTCCAAGTTTGTACCAATATAATATTGGTGTAGAGTTTGATGATTTGTTCTTTTTAAGAATGGCCCTAAAAATTATAGAGTTTATTGGATTCGGAACATCTGGTTGATTATAGTAAGCTATTTGTGGTATGGATAAGTTATCGCTCAGGTTTTGATTGAATGCCAGTATTTCTGGTAACCCTTTAAATCCTCTTTCAATTGGCGAAATTTGTATCCATCCTTTTCCCCCATCAACACTAACATAATATTTGATTGAAGAATTATCAGAGTCGGATTTAGAAATATATTCGGAAACCTCCAGACTCAACAGATCTAATTGACCGTTTACAAAAAATGGCTTAGAAACTATCTCTGCGTTGTCCTGATAAGTTTCTCTTCCAATAGATATATCTCTAATGCCGATACTCGCTCTTTTGGCTTTTAGGTATTCAAAATTTCTTTTTAGATTTAAAAATACTTTACTGCTTTTTAGAACTGTATCAGAACTTGTTTCTACTGACATATTGGAGGATGATGGCGTGTCTATCACTTTCAGGCACACGCCGTAGTTTTGTTCAATATTTGTGACTGGAATTGTATTTGAATTAGAAGTTTTAATTCTAAACTGAGTAGTGCTATCAATTTGTGTAACATTAAATATTCCAAGAGTATCAATATTGTCTCCCCACTTGTCTCTAATATAAACTTTTGAGCCGACAGACAAACCGTGTTCTTTAACTGTTGTTACTGTAGCTACATTTGAAGAGTTTTGAATTGTTTTCATTTTAATTTTTAATGACGATAATTGATTTTGTATATTGGTACTTGGATCAACTAGCACACACGCTGTTGTTGGAATTCCATTAATAATTCTTTCTACCGTTGTATTCATTAAATCTTTATTTGGATAAGAATTTGCCTTATCCTTTGAACAAAAGAGGTCTATATTCAAATCAACATCTCTCTTATACCAATAATATGATTGCGTTCCTGATTGAAGCTTGATTTGATATTTTGTTTGACCTGTTACAGTTTCGCTTTTGGTGAACGCAACCTGTCTAATTTCACTAGCTGAACTTTTATGCTCTGATGGTCTATCAATGCGAGGTACAACTAAATTTTTGTCCCAGGAAGAACCAACTATTGAAGAATCAATTAATGCAGATGGATTAAATCTACTTTGATTATTCCACTTTTGGGTTGAACCGACCTCATATGGGGTCCAATAAGCGTGCTTAATAAGCGTTTCGTTAAACTCACTTTGCTCCAATGTAATGTATACCTTATTTGCTTTTGTTTCATCAAATTTAAAAACACCCTTATTAGAAAAGAAATTTTTATAATTATCTATTGTTTTTGAGCCTATATCGGATGCAATAGTTACTGGACCACTATTTATTAGTTCATACGTTTTGTTTGCTGCTTCATCAAATAGTTTTATAGAAGTTACTTTTATGTTTTTTATAAGAGCATTTGCGCCCTGTATGTCGTAGCCAAAAAACGGAAGTATAGATATGGTATTTATATATTCTCCAGTTTTTGAAGATGAGGTAAATTCAAGTGTTAAACTTAAGGGCTTTAAAGTATCAAATTTTCCCCAATTTATATACGTTCCGTTATCTAAATATTCAAATTCATATTCTGGTCTAGTTTTTGAGGAGGATGGATCATTTAAGGACATTACATTTATTGCCTCATATTCAAAATAGGTTGCAGCACTTTGATCTAGTATAGTATTTTCATTTGATCTCAGGATTGAAGAGTCTTTTTCGTATAAAAACATATTCTTATTTCCATCATTTTCAAAAATAAAACTATTTCCCTTTAAACCATTTGATGTTTTAACAAAAGATATTTCATTTGAAACAGAATTATTATAATTTTGATTAACTATCCTAACTTGACTACGCCAAGTGCTTGCGGAATTTTTTGCCAAAGTTGCATAACCATCAGATACATCAGGAATAAATCCAGGTGTTATTTTAGATGATTCAATCATAGAAAGATCATTAAAAGAATCTCCAAAATAAGTTATATTTACTGAGGTACTTTTTGAATATATTTCTAATATATTTATCTTTGATTTAACTCTTGACAAATAAGCTTTTTCTGCTTCTATTTGATTAGAAAATAGATTAAATGTATTGATATAATTAGCGGCTAAAGAATCAAACTGATTTGTAATTATATTTAAATCAGCAGATAAATTAGATACAAACTTATTAAAAATATCTGAGCTCGGTACTTCGCCTTTTTTAAAAACAATTGGCTCTGTCATAGAAGAACCTATATTTTTATGTATATCAAAAAGAAGTTCTTGATACGCTTTATCATAGTCCTTTGGTGAAACATTCTTTAAATTATAATAATCGTTTATGAATTTTTGTACCTTAGATATTATCTGCGTATAAGCTAACGTATCTGTAGATAATTGAGCCATATATAATCCTTATATAAATTTCTTCTTGTATTTATTATCATATTTTATGAAGTTATTATTTATTGTACTGTCTTTTTCCAAGGAAAACTTGAATAAAATTCTATCAACCGAATAATTTTCAGAGGTGTTATCTAGACTTCTTAAAATAATTCTGTATCTAAACACATTTGGAATGTGTTGATAAATCACCCTAAAAGGTGTGTTAATAAATTTATTGAATAGTATTGTCTGACCAGAATGAATGAATAAAACCGAATCAGATTTATAAAAACTTGGTACTTGAGAGCTACTTAATACATAGTTTGTTAAGTTAATTGCTGTTGATCCGTTTTCAAATAATATTTTTACAGGACAATAACTTGAATAATCAAAATTACCAAAAGAACTTTTGTTTGCGGTTATTGTTCCGTTAATAATTGAATAAACAGAATTAACTAACTTTTCCTGACTTATATACGGAGCGTAAGTTATTCTAACACTATTATCTGAATTTGTTTTTTCAAATCTCTCCCCATTTACCCCATCAAAAGAAGCGTTGATCAAAACAGGATTAGCCATAGACCTAGAAAACAAGGATGCCTCTTTTGCGGAATCTATATTTAATGGAATATACGATACGTAATATCTATTATTTTTATTAAATTTAAATATCTTTAATATTTTTCCATTTACCTCATAAGAACCAAAGTCTCTTTGGATTGAATTTTCAAAAACCTTTAAAGATTCTTCACTAGGCAAAAATCTTAAATTGGCTTCTCCTTGAATATTTGCGTATAGTAGTTCTCCTCTTATTAAGGAATCTTTGTAAGGGATTATAGGCATCCAATCTTCCTCAAATATCGGATTGTCTTTAATTGAAACGCTAAATTCTGCACCAGTTTTATCCAAGGCTGGGTCATTCTCCAAATAGTTAAGCTCTTGAAAATATTCTGAGTTCATTTTTACTCTCATCGGTAGTCCATCAATTGGAATTTTTCTGCTCACAAAAACTGATCTATTTAAAGGTATCGGAAGCATCGTTATTTGAGCACTAATTTTTGAAAAGAAAGATATGTTTTTTATTGAGAAAATATATTCATACATTCCAGGATCTTCTACGTTATCAAAAAATTGTGAAGAAGTAATAGAATTAACATAATCAATTGAATCCTCAGAGAAATGACCATTGTTCTCAGATTTATTTGAATCAAATAACGGTATAATTCCTCCTGAAGCATAGTTCCACACGTTCTTAGTAGACTCTTTTAGATTTGATTCTATGTAGGTTTTGCTAACGATTGAACGAAGTTTTGATCCGACTGAATAAGATATAATTGAAAATACTATATTTGATAGAAGGCTTGTGTTTTTAAATTGATTTAGATCATCAATATCAGAAAAGAAATTTTTTTCTTTCAATTTTTCAATAACACCAACATTGATCTTTTCATAGTCTGTAGGATAATAATCTGTATAGTCGTAGTAATATAATTTTTTGTTTCTATTGATATAATCAAAAGCAAAATCTTTAATAAAATATTTTATTACAGTGTCTTGAAGTTTGTCATGATGTTGCTTTCTTGACAATCTTATTGCAGCAGATATTTGATTTACTAATTTTGTATTTACCTCAGATTGCAGAGGTGTAATTTTTGTTCTTGTATAATTTTTTTGTCCGAATATTAATATAACACTTTTAACAAAATCATAACCTGGCAATTCTACATCTAGACTGTTTTTTATTCTAATACTATTTGGTAAAATTTTATATTTATTTGAGCTAGTGGAACCCGCAACATTTGCGGCGCTGTTGTTCATTGATTGAACTATAACCTGCAGAAGATCCATATTGTCACTTGTGTTTGGAGTGATTCTTATTCTTGATATTTGTTTTGGGGACTTGAAAACTATTTCAACGCCTATTTGTGCCGATGAATCTATTTCATTTTCTGTTTTAAAGGATGAAAAAATATCCTTATCAAAAATATTTTCTTTTATTACAACGGGAGATTTAACTGTTAAGTTCCAAATATGACTTGACGACGCGTTGAGCACCTTGCGTATTCCAGTATCGGAAGAAATGTATTCTTCAGAAAAATTTTTATGATATATTATATTTTCAATATCTTCTATGGTAATACTGGTTAATATCTGTTCATAGTTCTTGGAATATTTGAGTGTTCCAGAAAACGAATCAACAAAAGAACTTTCAGAAGCTGAAAACGGAACTCCGTTCCTGTCTGGTATTTTACTAATTGTATCTGCATAGATGTGTGAGTTTAAATCATTATCAAAATTTTCCACGAATATATGATCATATAGATCTTCTTCTCCAGAAAGAAAAACCCAATTATTTATATATGATTCAAGGTAAGATATGTCTTTTTCTAGTTTTTCTATTTCTCCAGAAAATATTGAAGACATTGATGATCTTAATATGGATAATGTTCTGGATATGTCATATGTAGATTTAATTCTCAAATCCATATCCCTGAACAAGTCTATTATTGGCTCCTTCTGTATGGTGCTCAAAGAATTAACAAGACTGGGTATGTAATCAGCAGCCGAAGAAAAAGACCCTATCTTGCTAACTAAGCTTCCTATTTCTGCTTTTTCTACTATTGACTCTGATAAAACTTGATTTACAGTTTTTCTTGATTGTCTATTAAAAGAAGATATACTTTCACTTAACTGGGTTAGCATTACAGTGTCCTCCAGTCGTTTCCGTCCATGTCCTGGATGTCAAAAGCAACACCAGCAGTAAGGTTGGATCTCACAATATTATAAACTTCTTCTATTGAATTAAAGTTTTGTTTAACTTCTTTTGGTATTTTAATTATAACATATCCACCATTCGGATAGAGATATCCTTTACCAGAATTAAGGTCTGCGAAATTTAGTATGTTTGGTTTTTCTTCATAAGATTTTGTAGTATTATCAAGCGGTTTTACGCCGCCGCCCTTTAATCTAAGATCAATCACATTAATTTGATTTATGTCAAATTTTTTATTGACAGTTACAGTACCCAAATGAAGTGCCAATGGATTATGCTCCAACTTTTTTGGATCAAATATAGAATAATTAAAAGTAAAATCAACCACACTTTTAGGCGTTTCGTAATCATCTACCTCAACATATTCTCCATTTTCCAAAACCTGAACAGCTGACGGCACTATGTAAAAATGAATTGCAGAATCTATAAACTTATATGGATTACTAGAAAAGCCAGGTTGACCGTTTGAATCAATGTATAGTTGATTTATGCTAAACACGTACGGATTACTTGGAATTTCTTTTCCATTTAATTTATACATCATGATATTTGGATTTTTTACAACATAATTTACTTGTATATTTTCTGGATTTGAAGGAATTATTTCTTTTTCAAAATAAATTGTACCAGTATGTTTGCTGTAATTTTTTATTTGATCTTCATTTATTTCAAGCCAATTACCTTTGGCGTCTTTTATTTTTATATCAACCCAACATTCTATAGGACTAGCGTCTGTATGATAGGTGCTTATGTTTGGTTTATCCAATACTTCTTGCGTTGTATGGAACGAGCCATGTCTTAATTGTATTTCATTTCTAGAAACTATTATTGGATTTTCGTCAAATATATCATAATATCCAGAACCAAATATGCCAGATGAAGGTATGGCTATTTTTGTTGTATCATAAAAACATCTGAGGGTTTGACCATGGTAATTTTTTCTCCAATCAGTTTGAAGTGAATTAATTGGAAGAGTTATATTTTTGAAAAATCTACCCCTGCTTAAATTAATAAACCAGTTGTCAAACTTGGAAAGATCTTTTGGTGGATTTGATATAGCAATTTTTGCCCTATCACTAACTCTAACAGAGTATATTGGGCATATTGATTTTGCTGGAAATTGAAACTCTCTCAATGTTCCGGTCCTATTTTCTATACCAATTATATTATCAGTAGTTGCAGAATCTCTATCGGCGTCAAATGCAATTAGCCCTATGTATATATTTCTTTTGTTTCGCACGTAGTACTGGTAGGTGAACTTCTTGCCAAGAAATTGTCTTGTGACAATATTATAAAATCCCCACTGCAGTCCATCTGGTGCTGGCATCAGTGTTCCATTTGAATCTTTTAAGTTCCATTTAAGCAGTGTATTACCGAAAGAAACTTCCACTGTTGTGCCAGTTGAAGAGTCTTGAGGTTGAACAAATTCAGAATAATTAGGAAATCCAATAGGATTACCTAGATCATTAGTCAGTACAACTGCACCATCTTTTGCGTTGATGGAAAGTTTTTTATTTTGCTTATAATTTAATCCAGAAGAATCTGCATCGGCTACATAGTAGCCAGATACATCATATTCCCTTGAATACTCTTTTGACTCTATCTCAACTCCGTTTGTTGTAACAACTTGATATATAGGTGCCATATTTTTCAATATATCAAATTGTGAATTTACATCTGACTGACTTAAGGTAACTGTGCCAGTTGGTCCACTAGTGCGAATAACTGAACTGATTGAAGGATTTATATTAGAAAGACCAGTTGACTGAGACGGTGCTTCTATAGTGTATGTAATTCCATCTTTTGAAAAAGATATTTCTTTATTATCAAATCCAGTTGATGGAGAATAAATTTGAGAATTCGTAAGATTATGTGTAAAATCAATTTTTGTTGGTTGACCATCTTCATCAAGAATAGGATCACCTTTTTCGTCTCGCACTTCTGACTTTATGTATACGGAATTAATAACAACAGAGTTAATTGAAGAACCTGGATAAGCGTTTGAATCCGATACAGATCCTAATCTAAAAACGCCAAAATCACCTGAAGTTATATTTGTTTCACCAGAAATACTCCCCGACGCTATTGCTGTAAATTTGTAATTACCACTTTTTGTTGTAGCTGGTTCTCCTGATTTACCTTTTACTGGAGTTTTAATCGTAAAGTTTATATTTTTTAAAGAAAATCCTTCTGCGTTAGGACCATAAACAGCCCTGTCTTGGGCGGTCAGAGATCCACCAGAAAGCTCTAACATAATATACTTTATAGCCCTATTTGTAGATGGAACACTTATTGAAAATTCTTCATTGGGCGAAATGAGCCTGTCAACTGCAAATATATTTTGTGGAAGAGCTCTTATGGGATTGTCAACAAACTCTGGAACTCTTTGTTCACCGAGACCAAGATCATCCTGATACATCCAAACCTTCTTAACAGTAACTGGCCAATCTCCAGCCTTAATGTTAATATCAGATATTTCTTGCCAGGGAACAGGATTGCTTTTTTCGTCTTCAACCTCAGGAACTTCAACAACTATATGGTCAACAATTGTAGTTGGACCTGGGATGCCCGTATAGCTTATTCTTCTATACTCTGATGAGTTAGACCCGTCATATACCTTTTCAATATCTGAATAAAGCACCGCGGCGGCTATGAATTTGTCAACACCCTTCGGTGCCTGATTGACTAAAGTTCCATATCTTGCCCTATTATATTTATATAAATCTAACCAAAACAACGCAAGTATTGATTTTGTTTCTGAGTCTACTATGGCATCAATCAAGTTCAGTTTTTTATCTGATTGAAACTTTCTTACTGCTGCTGCTGTTTGAGGACCATACTTGCCGTCAATTGTTACTGGAATGTTATTGCATTTAAGTGTGTATTGAATATACGAAACATAGCCTGCTGGTTGGGAAGGTGCATTGTTTGTGCCACCCCCGCCACCCCCCCCGCCGCCGCCCCCGCCGCCGCCCTTGCCGCCGCCCTTGCCGCCGCCTGGAGAAGTTGTTTTTACTACTGGAGTATAAATTTCAAAAAATGTCAAAAATTTTCTAAACAAAATTTCAAAGAATTTTTTACCAGTAGTTCCCACTGGAACAGAAAGTTTGTCAGAATTAAATAGCTGGCTGAATTTGAACGTTTTGTAATGCACAAGATCTGATTGATATATGGTATGTAATATTTTTATTTTTTCATCTAACGATTTTGCTATGCTACTTGGTATCGCACGGGTTACATTTAAGTACCATTTTTCAAAGAAAAGCCATTGATCATAAACAATTCTGACCGTATTAAAATCTGGAAGGTTTTTATCAGTACCAGTTACTTTGTTACTTGCTTTAAACCAGTAAAGATCACCAAAAACTTTATGTGTTGCGTCTTCCATCACTGACCATAAAGCGCCTTGTCCGGTAATTATATTGAAGAGTAATTTTTGTTTATTTGCTTCTGACTGCTTAGGATCTGTTGGCGCATTAAGATTGAATTCTTTTCCACGCAACGTTATTCCAGTAACACCAGATGTATCCGCTACCATAACTTGGCTACTGTCTACGCCTGCTCCTACGCCTCCTCCTCCGCCTCCTACTCCTCCGCCTTTCGCTCCTCCGCCTCCGGCTCCTTTAGATTGACCATGCATGTACTCGTTCCAATACTTTGTTATTGGAAGATCGTTTGTATAGTGAAAGTTGTTTCTTGTGTGAGATTTGTCTTTGAATTTTTTATACATAATATCAGTAACAGAAAATACATTTGTTGGATATCTGTAAAGATAAAATGGAGACTGTTTATTGCGAACGGGTATGGGCTGATAATCAGTTGAAGAATATGAGGTGTTCCCATCAACATTGGTTACAACAACATAAGCTCCATATATGCCCTTAGAACTTCCGTCTGGTTCTTCGGGAATTGCTTTTTTGGTTGTAATTGTCACTGAGCTTGATTCGCCATTAAGACTCATTTTAAAATTAGTGGACCAATTAACCTCATAGTTGTATCTATTGGTTTTTACTTCAGTAACAAAAAGTTGAGTTTTAAATGCGTAATCATAGTCTTTAACAAATTGACTTCCTGGCAAATATTCCTTTGGAGTTTTTATTACAGAATTAACTTGAGAGATATAATCCGAATAATCCAAAATAACATACGGATAATAAATGGAATCTAAATCAAACTGCCTTGAATAAACTATTGAATAGGCGTCTATAGACAACGAACTACCTGCCATCTTATTTTTTGCTACATTAGACATCTTATGTATACTGTAAGATGTTTTAACATTTGAAAAAATATAATTTGAATTGTCTATTTTTTCAAAATTCAAGAATTTTACGTTATCGTTTGAACATTCTAGATAAAATTCTACGTTACTAAAATCTGGATTTATCATCGTTGCGGCATCAACTTCGTTTGAAGTTGCCTCAAAATCGTTGATCAAAAGATCTCCGATTGAAACATCAATCTCCCTACAGAATATATTGGTTATTTGCTGAATAGTATAATCTCCATCAAATTCTGGTTTTTTCATACCAAAATTAAAGGTTTTCTTTTCGTCTTCAAACAGAACAGTTACTACACCATTGGAATCTGGTTTTCCATTGACCGTCCAAGAATTTCTCCAAGGAGAAATGTTCCAAACAATCACCGATGCATCGGAATATTGCTGTCTACTGTTTACTTTATTTCTGTTTGACTCGCATATTATGTTATAAAACATTTTGTTTGGACCAATTACTGCCTCACTCAAAAGTCCTGTTTGGCTACCCTCCCTTCCAGTTGGAAAAGAGTTTGTTGTTCCCTTATTTTTTCCAGACACAGAAAGACCACTTCCACCATAATTATCATTGATAAAAGTAAGAAAAGGGTTTACACAATAAATTGCAAAAGAAGAAAATTCAGAACTAGAATCATACTTGTCTTTTAATATTGCCGAATACTTCTTGTTTCCATCTTCTATATAAGCTATAGATCTTGCGGAACCATCAGAACTTTCTGGTGTTCCATTAAAAACACGTATCTGATTTACAGAATTGTTAGAAAGAATATTTTTTCTATCACCAAATATTCCATAATTTCCTATTGATGACTCATTGTAGGCCGACATATCCCATGCGTTAAGAGATTGATCTCCGTCAATATATTCATCTACAAGTTTTATTAAACCAGTATTATTGCTTGTTGAAGAAAGCGTAAAATCAAAATTTGACAAACCTGAAGCCGATAAACTACTTTGATCAAGACTGGAGCAATCAATAAATACAGAAACTCCATTTGACAAAAACATATCTATTATTCTTTTTTGCTGCTCATTTATTGTTTTGTTTGGTGTCCAAACCAAAAAATCATATGAGAAGGCGTCTGCGTTTGTGGTAGCCACCTGAGTGCTAACAAATTCATCTATATTTAGAGCCCAATATTGCCTTTGTGATTTGGTCAATTCTGAAGAAGCCAATGGATTTTCAAACAGAAAGTTTTGCTGGTTAATAACCGATTCTTCTAAATTTGCAAAAACATATGGATTTTCCATATTTTCTATAAGACCAGAATACAGTACAGCCACGTTAAGCCTTGCTCTTTCGGCGCTTTCATGTATGTCTTTGTTTTTGCTGAAATTATAATTTATTTTAGCTAACAATCTCCAGTTAAAATTTTGAAATGTTCTTGGATCTTGTATTGCTTTTTTGGGAGTTATAATTTTCCATCCATCATCGTTCGTATTATTTTTTAAAAGTTTATTTTCTTTGTGTGCGAACATTTGTGTTGAATAAACTCTTTTATTAAAAGAACTTGGATCAATTACTTCTGATTCTTCAACAACATAGTTATAAGCTGGAACAGCATTTATATATTCTCTATAGTTTAGAAACTGATTAAAGGGTATTCCGTCACTGTTTTTTTCATACTTGTCATATATTAAGTATAATCCAACTGGATCTGGTGAATCCATTAAAACTATAATTCTGTAAAAATCAACAGATGAACCATCTAGGTCAGTTGGATATTTTTCAATATGAATTCTATATTTATTTTGACCATACCCATCAACGTATTTATTACCAAAAGAATCAACAATTCTAATATTATATCTGTCTGGATCTTCTACGACAGGAGAAGTTTCAATTCCAGTATAAGTTGAACCGATTACCAGATAGTAAAGTATAAAATCTACTTACATAAATGCTATGTGCAAAACGTAAATCATTAAAATTTGTTGAACTTGTAAAGTTATACGCTTGAGACTTTTTTTCTATTTTGTCAATTATTATATTGCTTATCGAAACTTCGGAATTTTTTACTATAGGAGAATGTTTTGTTTGATGCAATTCAGAATTATTTTTGAGATATCTTAAAACACCGAATTCGTCGGCATACATTGTAAAATCATCATTAATAGCTTTTAATTGACCACTATTTTCTGGTATAAGACTAGAAGTGTCTAAGACAGAAAGAAAGTTTTCTGGAGTTACCTCTTGAGTGCTATACCAACCAAGATTTACGGCGTCGGAGGGAAGTGTATTGCCTTTTTTAATTGAAGGTTCTAACCTAGAAGTAAAATCGCTAAAAGATTTCATTTCTATTCCTCTTCGTAATCAGGGTGCAGGTTCTCATAGGTCTCAATCACATATGGGGTTACGCCCAAAAGGCCCATTTGATATTGAGTATATCTGCTTATGGGATACCATTTTGGCAAGTTCCAAGTATTTTGGAATACATCCTCATAGTAAACTATTTCAGTCTCAAAGTCCTTTTTAAAAGAAGAATCAGTGAGATAGTGGTAATAATAGGCATTTTGCCCCAAGTCCGGGGCAAGAACTGGTTCTGCGGATTCTGATTGATTAACATCATATTTTTCATACCAATATACTATGTCTCCAGCTATAGTGTTGGGTGTGTCACGCGGAGTTGTATTCATCTCTGTGTCAACGGCAACAAACCAATAGCCAGGTATGGCGTCGTTTTGGGCTCTATATGGACCTATTTCAAATTCGCCATTTTGATTTGCGGTTACCATTCCAGACTTTCCCATCTGATCTGGCGATACAGTAGATTGACTGTATGGGGTATTGAAAGCTTCAAAAAGGTTTCTTCCCCTTCTCCAATATACTTTTGCATTTGGAGCTGCCGATCCAAATATTGAAACCAGCTCTTGTCCATCTGCATTAATTATTTTCTTTGAAACTTCGGCAGAAAGCTTATCAACGAAGAGAGTAATTGGCTTTAACCAATAGCTCACTGTTGCGGAAGTGGTTGGTGTTGCATTAAGGATTTCGGAGACATATATATCACCACTGCTGGGTTTTGCAACTGATCCCCCTATATATTTGACATATGCCCTGGCATAGCCTTCTTCATTTGTCAGAACTGATGAGGGTGTTGCCAAAAGATTTTCTCCAGTTATTTGATAATGCACAAATGGTTTTGGATTATTGTTGACGTCTTTACTAAAGATATTAACAGAAATAAACTGATCTCCATTGTCCAATATTTCTTTTGGAGAAATATGCGCAGATACAGAACCTAATTCATATTCATTATTTGACAGATATATATATCCCTCATCCAATGCAGAATAAAGTGGATTTAAATTAACTGGATAATAAGATAAATCTGAATCAAAAATAGACTTTTCATATTCAACCATTGTAGAATACTGGTTATCTGGCGTGCTCAACAAAAATATTTTTGTTCTATAAGAACCATCTATCTCGTTGTAAAACTGATTGTCAACAAAAAACGTGTCTCTCACCCTATATTTAACTTTGTAGGTTGTGCCAGATTTTATTAATGGTTGACCAGAAATATTTTCTGTTTGTATTATATTAGAAAAATAGGATTGGTTTGTTAAAATCAATTTGCCAGTATAGGTATCAAATAATGATAAGTCAAAGACATTGGAGTATGCTATTGCCAAAAAGTTATCGTAAGTTGCTTTAACATACTCCACGTTGTATGGTGAATGAATTCTTGGATTAGCCTCGTCTGCAAATGCTACTTGCGCATACTCTTTGCTCACATAATCAGGAGAAGAAGAGACTGTTAAAATTACTGGTGCTCCCTGTCTTGCAACTGACTCCAATAAAAACTCAGATTTAGTATAGTGAATTTCCGTGCCCTTGTCGGCGTATAAATAATATGGGGTTCCATCCTGATATATATATCCACTTTCAATCACTGGAGAAAGTCTTTTGTCTTGAGAATTTGTCTGTTCAGCGCTAAATTGTATGCCCTTCATGATAAATTCATTTATTGATCTGTCGTAATAATTTAAGATACCATATGGAGTTGAGCCGACATCCTCAAAATTTAAACCACTGTTTAAAAATTCTATTATTGAAGGATACTCATACTCTGATCTCACATAAACATCATCGTTTTCATTTATTGGTTCTAGTGAACAAATTATGGCGTTTGGAGATGAGGCGTACTCTTCCAGACCAAAATCAGACCTTCTAAAATCATAAAAACCAATTAAACTTCCATGGTAATTATCCGGAAGATCATAATTTCCAGTTGAACTAGATCTAACAACACCGTCATCTGACATGAAGAAGGAAATTTCATCAATGTAATCTGCAGTAAAATTATTCCATGTCAAGTAATTAAATGGATAGTTTGAACTTGGAGTTGCAGAAATAAACAATAAATCTGGAGTAGCCGAATAAGGAAACTTTACATCTATAAACTTGTAGTTGACTGTTGAAGATCCAGTTGTATCAATATAATATTCATGCTGATCAGGAGTAGCAAAATTTGGATTTATAAAATGAATCCTTATATTATCCTGGGAAGAAAGTAGGTACTTTTTGTTGTTTTGTTTGTTAAGAGAAATTCCTCCATATCCTTGATACGGACTAGCTGACAAGTCAACATCATACGAACCTTCAACAACATTTTCTAGGTGCACATATATTGGAGTTGTTCCGTGTGGAAGGATAAAATCCTTAATCAAATTTGCGGGAAGAATAATTAAATCTGATTTTTTTGTTATATCATTAGATGAATTTAGTCTATTTCCGAATCGATCAGATCTAATCTTGGGCGTATTAACTATTCTTTTCTTTTTTGGATCATGAATGTTTGATATTATTTTAAGTTTTGTTTTGTATGGAGAGTCATCAATTTGAGCAGCGGTCTTAACAATGGTTCTAGATGATTGATTTGCGTAAGAATTTGGAACGGCATCTAAAAAACCTATTTTGCCATAATTACCAACTGCACCAGATGCATTGGTTGCTGAAATAAAATCAACAGTTATTGAGTCAACGGCATAAAGTGGAATTTCACTAAAGGTGTACGATTCTGTTGCGTTGGCAACAAAAGTATTTATATACGGAGTCCCGCTTGAACTATAATAAATAGATTCTCCGCTAGTAAACCCAGAAGAATTAAATATATCTTTTGACATATATTCATTAATGCTTGGAGCATACTGGTTTTTTGCCAGAACATTGTACCTGGCTTTGTACATTGCATCGTTTGGTATATCGCCGTGCAAATTTAAATGAAGACTAACGTCATAGGTAATGGTTGCAGTTTGGTTGTCTATATACTCCTCATAATATGAAACATAAGTATCATATACTATATCTATAGGCTCGTAAGCCTCTTTTACTCCATCCATTTTTATTCCACTTGCCCTTATGCCAAAAGAATATTTTTGGATCCCATAATCTAATTTTTCCAACTTTATTTTTATATCGTTCAAATCACCAATTCCTGGTTGGTAATTTTCCATATAATATTCAGGTGTAGCACTATCTGTTATTTGCGGTATTTGAGAAAAACCTTCCATCCTTTTTCCAGCTGGATCCCAATAAGCTTCTCCCCACTTTACGTATCCAAAATTGGATGGATATTGTCTATTTAAATATTCTACAAAATCCATAAAGTCTTTTGTTGCAATTCCGTCTTTACTAAAATACCTATCATCTTTTTCAATATCTGATATTTCTAATATTTCAGGAGTTGCTCCAATATAAGATGAGTTTGGTGTAGAGCCAAAAGCTCTCCAAATATCTAGCTCTCTTCTCAAAGTTTTTTTCAAACTATCAGCGTTTATAGCTGGTGGATTTTTATATACGTCAAGTATTCTTAATTTAAAATTTGAATTTGATTCAAGGTAAAGTCTTTGAAGACCAACTTTCAAACCAAATTCATCAAAACTATTTATATTCTGAACCGTTTCCGATTTATGCATAACGTCATCAACTTTAAGTTGGATAGGTTTTAATAAAGTAAATAATTGTGCTGTCAAAAAATTATAATAGAAAACAAAATCAGTTGGTTTATGCTCTAAAAGCTCTCGCATAGAAGACACTCTTGCCATTTCAAAATAGTCTGCAGTTACCTTTATAAAACCAGGTTTAATATTATTATAAACATGAAGCCACGCTATTTGATTTTGATCTGACAATCCTATAAAAGAATCAAGTTCTATTCTTGAAATAAGAACATCTATTTCATCTAAATCTTCTCCAATAATAGCATTAATTAATCTACCAGCATTTGTGCTTGGGATTGCTATTTCTGGTGTTGCTTTCTGCAACGAATCTGCGTATACCTTTGTCCAAGAAGGAAACCTTGAAAGAACATTTCTTGCGTGATCACTTATTACTGGGTTTAATATATCAGATATTTCTATTTGAACCAACAGCAAAAAGTTTGCTTCAGAAAGATCTGAATCTGCATCAACTTCTACCAAAAATTTACAATATCTTTTTATATCTCTTAAAAATAAGACAGTTGTTTCCTGGCTAACGTGCGCTGCTTGCATCCATTCTGAATCAAAAGACGAGTTTTTGTCAGAAGATAAAATTTTTAAATTAATACTTGGAGTCTCTAATCCTGGAAGATTTGAAAATGCGTGCTTATATCCAATAATATCTATTCTAGATGATGTATCAACGAATCTATATAGGGATATGGTCTCTGAATCGGGAGAAAGAATCCAGTAAGGAGAAGCCTCTTGAAGATCAAAAACATAGCTATCATTGCTTATACTATCATAATTAAATAGAGAAAAATCTCCGTTGAGATTGGTCAAAAACTATTTCCCCATAATTAGTCGGAGTGGCATTTGCTGATATTGTTGGGGTGGATGAAGTTAATTCTGTACCAACAAATGTGTAATCACCCAAAAGATTAAGGCCAGTTGCAGATCTATATGTGGAATAATTTTTATAAAATCTATTTGAATAAAGATCAAATACATTTGATGTCCAGACATTACCATTCACATTAAAATCAGATTTATTTAATGCCAAAAAGTAAGTTTTCATTGTATGACCTTTTAAATTGCGTCTAACCAAACGGAATACTCTGAAGTTATTCCATTTTCTGGATGAACAAACATTAAATGTTGAGACGGTCTACTCATTGAATTAAAATATTCTTGAGCGTACGTATTGTAACTTTCTGGTGAACCAGATATTCTTAAAATAGAACTTCCAATGGTCATTTTGGTTTGCAGATGATAATGTCCCATAAAAACATCTTGAAATTCTTCTGGAATTGCTCCGTCTTTCCAGCCAAGAACCTTTCTAACATAGGCGATAACAGAATTGGGTGATGGCAGTTGATCTCCATGTATTAAAAGGGTAGAATAATTTCCTATTCTGTCAACAGCATACCAGTGTCTTTCACCACGACCATCTGGAATATTAAATTTAATTCTATCATTTTGAGAGAAAATTAGACTGACTATCTTGTATAGAAGCCTGTCCATGTTAGACTCTGCGTCATACATTTTTCTATTTCTTCCCCCGACGGAGCCGTGATTCCCTATGACGCCAGTAACATATATGTTGTCAAAATTTTCCAAAGCTGTGTTTAGAAAACCAGACAAAATCTCTGGACCATTTATCCCGACTTGTCTATATATTCCAGAATCAATTAAATGACTTTGCCCTGGAAATATCTCTTCTCCCTCAACTATATCCCCCAAAAGCCATACATGAAGGTCGTCAACTGGGTGATCTGCTCTTTGAACTTCAACTATTTCAATCATTTTTTCTGTGTAAAGTTCTATTCTTTTTGCTAGTACCTGTGAGTTATAATCTGGAGTAACTTTACCCAATTGCCAGTCAGAAAAAACTGCAACTGCGGTTTCTGGTGTGCCCTTGCCCGCTTTTCTTGGGGCTTTTCTTTGCACTGGGGGGAGTTTGAAGTTTGCAAAAGCGTCGTATGCGGCTCTGTAGATTGTTTGTGAAGCCTCTTCGCTTATGTTTTTGTGCTTTTCTACCTGCTTGGCGAGACGCTTATTTTCTGAACGAAGAAAATTTATAGTAGAATATTCTATTCCTGGTAAATTAGACTCTTCTTCTCCAGAAAAATCTACTGATTCAAAATCATCTAGTGAAGTATAAAAAGAATTTTTAACAGCAGAAAAATGCTGTGAAACGTCTTGTTCATCAATTTCTTCTATCAGATAATCATCAGCTAGTATGTCGCCGGGAATCTCATCATCTCCCTCAACCATACTTCTAGCTTGACGCATATTCTTTGCTTTTACTATATGACTCTTTGTAATTACAAAAGTTTTTTCTGACACAATTACCACTCTTTCAGATTAATATCCTTGTGAAGACATTATAACAGAAAAAACCGAAATTGTGCCAGCTATAATGTATTCTCTTTCTGAGTTTAACCTAAACACACCCTTGGGCACTTCTTGACCTCTTGCTGTTACACTTAACAGGTTTACGGATCGAATAAAGTCTGATGAAGATCTTATTGCCATCTCTATTTCTGGGAAAGCTAATGTTCCACCAATTGTAAAAGAATTTAAATATTTTTTGATAAAAGTGTTTGCTTGTGTTTCTATTGCCGTAATTGCAGTTGCAGATAGACCTTGCGGTAGCACTATGCTAGCCACAACGCTTATTGGCACTCTTTCTGCAATTCTAATATTTAGCTTAATGCCGACAGGCTTTTTCCCACTTAAATTTTCTACAAGAGATTGAACAAATAGGGGGTCAACAGACTGCGAGTCTGGCACTACAATTATATCGCATGAGCCTAGACCGTAAGAAGATTCCCTTATCCTAACATCCCTTACCCCAGCTACCGCTAGGGCATTAAGTCGTAAGGATTCTGCAGTTCCATATGATCTTTCTTTAATTGACATACTTATTCTTCTTCTATAATTATCATCACCTTCCATACCCGGCATGGCATATACCTCTTTGGGGTTTGAACAGTAAATTATGGTTCCGTCTGTGGAAACGAAATTATGTCTAGTCAAGCTATTTTTTGTGGCGGTGAAATCTTGACTGGTGAAAGTTGGTTGAATTCTACCATACGCCCTTGTTGTACCTGCCACGATAGTTACACTGCCCACAAGTTTATATTGATACTGCCTTTCTGCAAATTCTGTTACATCATTAAAAATTAATGTATCTTGTGGAATCGTGATATTGCTGGGTGAAGGAGCGGATATATAGAACTCTATGTTGTAGCTTGCCCTTTCTTGTTCAGCTTCTGGACTTATAATACTTCTTCTAACTCCATAGAGTTCACCAATTAAATCTAATGACTTTCCCGAAGCAGTAGCTATGGAGGTTTGATTAATCGCAAATTTTAACGCATCATATAAATCGCCCACTTCAATTGCTACTGACTCAGCAAATGCTCTAGCTATAGCGCCTGGATATGTTGCTGTAATTCCCGCATTGTTTTCAAGAGCCTGCATCATGCGGCCAAGTATTTCCGTTTTTGTTTTACTGTAGACTGTGGGCACCGTATACTCCTTGTTATATTACAGCTCTTGAACAACAGAAAGGGTGACTGGTTCTGCTGTATTATTTTCAATATGAACATCAAATCTTATTCCAGTAGCAGATGTGGGGACTGCATCAATAGATATTGATCTTCCCCTAAAGATTCCGCCTTTTAATTCATTTTCCAAACAATCTCTTATAATTCTCTTACCTATCTCTGCTGTGCTTCTATTTTGTGGCATTCCCCTTAATATTGAGAGGTCACATCCTAATCTTGGATAAATTGTAAAATCACTTGGCTCAGTCATTAGCCTCATATATATTTGTTGAATATCTCTTTGTTGACCATTTTGAACAACAGCTATATCTTTATTTGAAGAAATTAAAATATCTCCACTTAGATCAAAATAAAAATCACTCATTATTTTTCCAAATCATCTGTTATCCAAGGAAAATTTTCTAAATTATTTCCTATATTGAAATCTTTTTCATTTATTTTTTTTAAAGACTCTTCGTAAGAGTATCCAGAAGAAATAAATCTTTTTAAAACTTCTACTTCCTCTTCAGTATGATCTTTGGAAAAGATCTCAATAAGAGTTATTTGCTCAGCAGAAAATCCACTAGTACTATTTAAAATAACCTGTTTATTGTTTTTTATTCCCAGGCCATACTTACCCATTATAGTAATAGGATTATTTGATTGATTCTGTTCAAATTGCTGTATATTATTTAAGTAAAAATTAACCCTATGATAGGCTGGATTATTGGAAAAATCTCCTGTTTTTATTAAAGATGGCTCGTTATAAACATCGGCTGCTGGATTAAAAGACTTTTCGTTCCACCTAAGACCATCATCTTCTTTAGAGAAGAACTTTATAGAATCTGCATAAAAGGATATGCTTCTGGTATTTGGATTTATAATTAGACCTATACCAGGGGCAGCAAAAACCTCTATTGATCCATTGTCGGTTATCCTTAAAAAAGCGTTATTGTCTGGATGAGTAAGCCCAACCTCCCTGTGAGAAAATTCAGTTCTTCTTTTAATTTCCAAAGCTTCATTAAAAGGCTTTGAAGAATTTGGATTTTCTTGATCATAGTTACTCATATTTACTCCATGAATTTAGGTATACCAGTATATATATTTATATTTCTAGAATTTTTATACGAGTGCGGTTCATTAAAAAACATAATAATATAAGCGTCATCCTCGTGTTCATCCCTAAAACCCACCAGACAGCGTGTGCCTGGAGCTGGAGCAACCGATTGAACGCCATATGTGAATGGACATGGGACATTCAAGATAGCGTTTCCGATTACACTTGAAAATTTCTCATCAACTACAACAGTAGCGGTATTATTTTGTGCATTATAAGACATCACAGTTCCTGGCCTGTTTTTATTTTGCAGAAACTTTGATCTGTCAATATGATCATTAATTTTTTTGTCAAACTTAGGGTAATTTGCTGGCATTTAAATCTCCTTATCGGACGTTTCCACTATCATCAAACTCTGTTCCTTCCATCCACTTTTCAATATACGAATATGGTCTTTTGTTTTTAAACTTTGTTCTTATCCATGCTTTAAGAGCATCTTCTGTCTTGCCTTTTAACTTATAAGCTTTAGCTATCGTGGTAAATTTTACATGAAAAATAAATCCAACAGTTGATCTTGGAGTTCCATTGCTATTATTATAGTCTCCCCATGCACTAAAAACATAAGAGTCAATTGGCTTCCCTTTTAACGCTTTTGCTACCTCTGTCTGTCCAGCAGCAACTGTTCCTAGCATCCAGGCTTGGTTATATGGTATAAATACTCTTTTATCAATTGTTGATCTGGTTGCTTTTTCTATTACTTTTCTACTGAGAGATTCAACGTTAGTATCATCGTCAATTGCATATGCTAATTTTAAGCCAAGAACTGTGTCGTCATATATCTGTCCAGTGGCGTTGTATCTAAGGGCAAACATTTTTTTACCATGCGCTGCTGGAAGAAGATTGCATTGAAAAGCTCCAAAAGAAAAATCTCCACTTCCAGTTTTATTTTCATTTAGCGCACCTGGTCTCCAATTAGATTCTCTTTGACCAATTCCAACAAATATGGCTGATACCTCATCGCTGAACATTCCTGATGTTGATAACAAGTACATGACCTCGTCTGGACTTAATGCATCATTTGGTTTATCCATATAGCTTACCTTAAATTTATCCAATGAAACAGAAGTATCAGACGGATTTGAACCAGTAGAGGATGACCCTGTTAATTGAGCCGCTATTTCTGGAGTTATAAAAGATCCTGCTCTTTGTGCGGACCAGCTGACATGTATATGATTTCTATGCGAAGAATCTGTTCCAAAGTTTATAAATGGAGCCAAATGAGGATACTTAGTCCTAATTGGGGCATTTGCATTTTCTAGCCCTGATTCTAATATGCCAAACTCTTCAGCTAATTGATCGTGTATTATTATCAAATCTGGATGAAGTTCTTTTGAAAGCGTTTGGAGATTGGTCAAAAATATATTTAAAGCTTTTCTAAAATTATCCAAACTTGAAACAAGAGCAATAGCATCTGCGGGAGTTGTGCCAATCTCAAATATGTCAAGACCTCTACCAAATGCATGATCGCTAACGCTGTTATTTTCTGCGGTTAATTGACTAAAATTTGAACCAACTAATCCTCGACCAGTTCCAGTTTCAGCTTTCATATAAATCTTATTGGTTAATTGAAGCGTCATTTCAAGTAATGCGGCTCCGACAAAACAATTCTTTAGTCCAGTACCAAGGAGTTCTTTTGGAACAGAAAGAGCCTCATAAGAACCTGAAACATAGTTGCCGGATTGTTTAATTTCAAAACTTAAAGAACCTAGTGATTGACCTGAAGAATTTTCACTAAAATTTATTTGAAATGGATTTATATTTCCTGCATAATTTACTTTGCTATTTATTTCTTTACTTTTAGTAATATATGTTTCTATTTCTTTTTCTGTTAAAATATCCTGAAGAGCTATTGGTCTTGATCCACCATTTAAAGTTATACCTCCCTGGGAAGGGTAGTATCCCTTTTGACTGTGAGGCAACAGCCCACCGAGTTTCGGAATCAACATAACCATTAGAACCTGTATCTGAATTAGTGGTGCTGTTTATTACGGTATCGTTAAGAGCTTTGAGCGCAACATCAAATCCATTTGGCGCATAACCAGAATTAAGAACTGAATTTTTTGTTATCTCAGCTCTTGCCGCTGCACCTGTAAGAACATTTTTTCCAGATGGATCATTTGGATCTAAAATTTTAACATTATCATCTATGTCTGCCTGAGCTGCGATTATACCGTGCATTGCAGATTGGGTTGTTTGTGCATATGCATTTACTGCGTATGCTGGATTTCTATATAGACCATCACCTTGCAGCAGTTTAATTGGATCAGCACTTCTTAATACCCTGTCTTGATAGGGTTGTTGTGATAAGCTTGTATGCTTAATAATCACTTCATTATTTGGATAATACGCCTCAGCAATTTTATCAGTTATACTTTTAGTGCTATTAAGATCTGTTATGTCTATTGGGTAATCTGACATTTTTCCTCTATCTATTTCCTATTTTAGTATTTTGCAGGATTCATTGGACTATTAATACCAGTTCTTTGCCAATACAAAGGCCTCGTTTCATCCGATGCTCTTACTTCTTTTGGTATGGGGATAGCTTTGCTTGGATCAATCAATGCTGATCCCTTAATGAGGTTTAAGGTTTCTGTGTAAACCCTTGCCAAACCATTAACCACCAACTCCCAGTTTAGAGTAACTGGACTACCATCAGGATAGTACTCGTCCCAACCCACATATGGCCATTCTGAAGCCGTAGAATATACGTCTTGAAGAATTAATATACCAACAAGCGCATCAAATGCCGTACGTTCAGCCAGGGTTAATCCATTAAGTGGGTCATCTGGTCCAGTCGTCTTAAAATAAATAAGATTTTTATTATTTGCCTGCTCAGTATAAATTGCTTCATATATCTGATCAAACCTTGTTTCAATAACACTGTTGAATGATATTAATTCTTTTACTTTATCTCTAACATAGGCAAGGGAACCCTGTTTGATTGTAGAGGGAGTTATTTTAGTTTGTGAATTTGCAGTTTCTGGAATCTTCAAAAAGATTCCTCTAACTTTATTTATTATTGATTGTTCTCTTTCCGAATCAGTTCTATAAAATATGGAAGCCATATATCTATCGGTAGAATTTTTTGAGTTTTCAGTTTTTATTGCAACTGCATAATTTTTTGGATTATTTTCTATTGACCCTGCTTCAACGTCATCTGCTGTCAATATCTTAGATGGATCACTTGGATTTATTCTAAGCACTATTAGCTTATTCTCAAGTGCTTTTCTTGTAAAGTCAAGAGACTTTGCTCCTTGTGAATTTGGATTTATCAGAGCAACCTCTCCAGGATATACCGCTAGTTTTTGTAATTCTGCTGCCTGAATTCCTTCAAATCTAATTCTGTAATCAGATTTTTGTTTAGAATCTCCATTAGGCGCACCTTTAGGTTTTTTGTCTACACTTATAGCATTTTCTGGATTTAACACATCTTGAACGTCAATTGTATCGCCGTCAATGACATGAGTTACTCGAACAATTACTTTAAAGCTTTGATTTAAACCAGTCTTTTCTGGACCAAGACCTGAGTATTTTAGCAGTTCTGAATGAACTATTGCATTTTCCAAACTTACATATCTAACCAAATCTGATATTTCTTTTTCTCTCCATCCCATACTCTTTAGTAGATCATCAGATCTTATAAAGGCATGACCGCCTGCTATTTTTGTCTTTGTTCTAATCCCAAGAATTCCTGGCAGTAGTTTTACTGAGTGATGTTTTCCAACAACCATGCCCTGGAAGTTGGCGAGTCCTGCATCCATAGCCACGCCATTTTTGTTCAGATACTGTATGTAGCAGCCGTGTTGGTCAAGAACATGATCTCTTACCCACTTCCATGCGTTCCATGCACCATCGGTTATAAGTGTTCCAGCAGCTGCTACTGCTGCGCCAGCTAAGGGAGTTCCAAAAATAGTAGCTGCAGCAGTAGCACCTGCTGTAGCAAGTGGCATTACAATACTTGCAAATATCGCTGCTCCAGCAGAGCCATCTTGCCTTCCTGTACTATTTTTGATAAGTTGTTTTATTTGAGCTGAAGTTTCTGGCATTGAATCCGCCAATTGGTTTGCCTGTATATCCTTAAGTAGTGCAGAGTGGCCATGTGTATACTGCATTGCACCAACCATTTGATCTTTCAACGACGCTGAAAGGTTTTCAATAGATATGTCTCCGTTAACAGTAAGTCTTGTGTTAGTTGACTGATTGGCAAGAAGTAGTCTTGTGTCGTTTCTTAGATTTTGTGTGCTGAACCACGATGCGGCCCACGATGACATGAACCATCTTGCTGGATCATTTACGGTGACAAAGGCGTTCGGAGTTATGCTAGTTATAAATCCAGTTTCAGGAGTAAAATGATGTACGACCTGTTCAACTTCAAATATTCCATACATTCTGTTGTAAATATCCGCCAAATATACAAGGTCATATGGTCTTATATCTGTGTTTCCGACAACAATTATTTCTCCTCCATATATATCTTTTAGATTCTCTTTTAGGTACGAAAGGGCGACTCTTCTTGCTGTTAGTTCATCTGGCTCACCTTGAGCGTGTTTTGCTATCCCCCTTGCTGTTTCTAGTGGGTGGAATATGGGGTGTAGTAGTCCAAAAACTCCCTCTCCTTTTGGATTATCCCAATACAATCCAGTTTCCACAGTTTTTTCAACCTGTTTTTCAGGTGGAGCTGATTTATCAAGAGAAACAGTTACTGGAAATTTTCCATCAGATACTGCAGTTATTTGAGTTGCAACTCCGTTTGTATTTTCTTTTATGTTATTAGAAAGAATATGTGTAAATGAACTTAGGTAGTGCATTCTTTGAAATGGCTCCCTAATCTCCACAACTGGCTCACCATACTCTCTAGTGAAAGGATTATCTACCGCTCTCAGCAAAGTGCCAGGTCTACCAAGGGAATAATATATTGAATCATTATATGCTTTATTTAATATATTTGCTTGTTTTGTAAAGTTTTCCAACTCTTTTAGACCATAGCCCATTTGAGCCATTGATAACCTAAACATATTCAATAAGTTACCCAAAGCTGCATCAAATGCCGAAAGTATTGGTCCTATATTTTTATCCCAAAAATTATCAACGTCCTCCATTATTCCCGTAACCCAGTTGCCAGCGTTGTTGCCAGCTTTTGCGTTTTCTTTCAAAAGCTTTATAAAAGCGTTGCTGTCAGTTGCATATTCTCTTTCATAGTTAATAAACTCTGCAAATATTTTGTCTACTGGTCTAAAACTCCATTGGTCATTTTCGTTACCAAAAACATCAAATGCTGCCAACGTAAGACCAGTAAGTGGGCTAATTGTTGTTATTGCGGCATTGGCTATTAGACCAACTCCAGTTGCACTGTATCTCTTTTTGTCTGGTCTTAAAACCAACCATGCTCTTGCATATGGGTCAGACCATAACTTCTGTCTAAAAATGCCCACAAGCAGTAAATACAACTGCTTTGGAGTTTTTATCTGTTTGAGAAGTTTAAGTGCTTGTTCTTCTGATTTTGTTTTTGTTGCATCAACGTCTTGTTCATCGGCAGTATCTGCATACTGATATATTTCAAAATGGTTCTTAACCATATCTTTTATTCCGTCTATTTTCTTTTGAAGAGTAAAATTATATAAATCGATTAATCCTTGATCTTTGTTTATAATCGGCTTATTTTCTTCATTAAGTGACTCTACACCACCGTCAACATATTCATTCATCGCCACATCTAGTGCGGAAGTAACTGAAGCGGCTTGATTAATTGATGTTATCCAGTCAGCTCCAAGCAGTGTGTTGAATTCTGATCCACTTTTATCTGCATTAAAATCTTCAAATACAATTTCTTCTTTTCCAGTAATCAATTTAAATATCGGATCTTGTGATTCTTCATTGCTATCAGGGTCTAATCCATATGTTTTTTGGAATATATTTTTTACCGATTCATAGTTATGATATCCAAATCTAAATTGGTCCCATATTTGCTGAGCCTCTACTATTTTTCTTCCGTCGCCAGCTATTACTTTAACTGTATTGTCAAATTTTTCGTCATAAAATCCTGCGGCCACTACAGAAACATTATCTAGTGGATCATAAACAGAGGCAAATTCTTCTCTAGTTTCATTTTTTTTGTCCTCTTCAAGTTTTTTGAACAAGAAATCTTGAGAAAGTTCTCCTATTACATCCGGTTTTTGAATATACTCAAAATAGTTAGCCCAGTTTCCACCCCTACTCCATTCTTTTTGCCAGTCGCTCAGTTGTTTTTCAGCGACAATGTCTGTGGCATAAGTGTAAGAAGTTCCTGGATATATACCAAGTTGCTTGGAGTTTATTATTCTTTCGGCGTTATCTGCCGTTACGCCATATGCCAAAAACTCTGGTCTTGTTTGTACTGCTGGCAGCAATTCGGGTAGATTTCCTTCTACTGGCTTGTATGCGCCAAAACCAATAAGAAATGTATCATTGGCGGATTTAGCGTTGCCTGTTAATTCAAACCTGTTTGCGGGCACGTAATTGCTTGTCACTACACCAACTGGAATGCTATCTGGAACAAAAGTAAACATACATTCCTTAAGTGAACTTTCGACCATTCCAATTTTTTCCCACTGAGCAGACTCAGAAACCATTCCGTCTACAACTCCAATATTTTCCATCGGAGAAACTATTCTTCCCTTATCATCGATTAACAAATGTAAGTAATATGCTGCATCTGGGGAAACAATTGCCGATATACCATTTGAATCATTTGCGTCTTGCTGTCCCCAAAGGAAATAGGCTGGAGTGCAGACAACAGCTACTCGTTTTTCTGGATTGTAAACAAGAACTTTTCTATTTTTGTAATCATCTGGTGTTCCAGCCAAGTCTTCCTGTTTTATATTGTACATCGCTAAGAATTTTTTAAGAACTTCGTCTCTTATAGACTTGTTAGGGCTTTGTTCTAACTTCATTTTTTCTCTGGCATCAACGGGATCGTATGGCCATCTCATGGCTATATAGAACTGCTCATCTTCAGCACTCTTTGGCATTCCCCATTCTTGAAAGTTTAACTGAAAATCATTCCAGTATTCAGACAAAAGACCGTATGCTGGATCTAGATCTTCATAGTATCTTTGAAGATTTTCTGGAAGTTCTATTTGACCAGATCCACCAATTGAGCCAGGAACTTTAACCCCTTCAGCTAATGAGGTACTTGAAATTATAGGCAGCGGCATTTGAATTATCATCGTTGCATTTATCTGGCCAATCGATCCTTCTGGATCGTATATTCCAGAAGGATCAAAAGCAGCGGTGGCAGTAAGTAGTGGACCAATTCCTAAAAACTTTAATTTAGAAGCAAAGTTGAAATTAAAATCAAGAGTTTCTTCTGAACCCTCTGATTTCTTTGATACAAGGGAAGTTGCTTCCTGACCTTCTCCCTTTGATATAAGACCTTTTTCTATTAACGAAATTGATGCTATATTATTGATATTTCTATTTATATCTTCGTCGTCGTTTTCCTTAAATATTTTGTCAAAATTCAAAGATGGTAATACGCCAGAAGTTCTGTTGGTAAAAAATGGATACGAATATCTTATTGGTAATTGTGGTATTTGTTTGTGATTTAATGATTCATCAGAAGATCCTGCTTGCATTGACATTTCGGTTCCCTTGCCCGTAGAATTAAAAGGCAAGTGAAAACCAACCTGGACTTTGCCCTTGTTGATTGGTAGTCTAGAAATTGGTTTTCCATTTTTGTAGTACGTATTTCTTGTGACATCTTTTAGGTCAATAATTTTACCTTTTAGCGCTTTTCCTGGACTGAAAACTCCAGTCATTGATATCATGTCTTTAGCAATTAAAGCTAAAGATTCAGACAATATACCTTCCTTGTTTTGAAGTGATGCTATTGCATCTGATGAAGGGGCTAATTCTTTATTAAGAGAATATAGAAGACGAGATAGTTCGTCATCTGGTTGAGTGTATCCAGGAACTGATACGTTGTTGTTTTTTGCTACTTCATCACTTGGAAAACCAGTTGATATCGGCATGACGCCTGAAGTGTAAAGCCAGTGTGGTTTTCCGTAGAAAATAGTTGATCTTTCTTCAAATGGTCTTACTGCAACTATATAGTTCGGAAGCAATCTGGCGCACATCTGAAACATGTCCCAAACACTTCTCATGTATGTTTGCGCCCTGAATGAAACCTCGTCATATATGTCGTCGTCAAGATCGGAAACAAGACCAAGCGTTTTCATGATATTTGCACCACCACGACCACTCATTGTTTTAATCAATCCTGCGCCAAGACCCACCGTCAAAATATTTGGTGCTAATGCTATTCCAACAGCTGCAGCCCCAGCGCCCAAGATCTGAGATGTTCCAATGGCTCTGCTTGAATCAATAAGCTTATTGTCAGAGGTAGCTTTATCTAGGGCGCTTGCTGCGTCCGTTTGTCCAATTTTTGAAGACTGATCTATTAACCCAGACCAAGATTGATTAGAAAGCCTATCTAAATATCCAAACTTTTTATTGTCTATTTCAGAAATATCTATGGTTGCCATTGTTGCCCAACCATCGTCAAGATCACCGCCCAAAAACTGTGCTACTCCAACTCCATTGCCTGGATATATGTTTCTCTTAAATATTTCTAAATCTCTTTGTGTAGAAAAGTTCGCCCACATTGTTTGCATTGCGCCAACCAACGGAGTTCTGACAGAACCACCAAAACTTTGAAGTCCAGGATCTGATCCAGAGTTGAAATAGTCGCGTTCTGCGTTGTTTACGACTCCCCCCACTGAGTTTATGGTTCCCTCTACTGCCAACTGTGCTCCACCAGTAACCAAATTTGCAGTTGCATTCCAACCAAGCCCAACGGTTCCTCTTATCGGATTTTTGCCAACTGCGTTAAAAGCGTTTATAACGCTCTGTTTGTACAAAGCGGATTTTGTTTCTTCTTCTGGAGTCAGGGGAGCATATAGTATTTGACCGAAATGTCTGATACCAAACTTATTTTCCGAAAATACTGCGCCCCTCATTGCGTGAGAAAAAGCCTCTCTTACCCTTGATGCACCCATAGACAACAGTCTTATCATTAGATCTCTAGGCTCAGACATCCAAAGGCCAGTGTTTATACCTCCGTCTATCTTGCCACTATCTCCTTTTTTCTTGGTACTATTTATTATGGGACTAAGTTCTACGGCGTCTGATTGTGCTACTACAGTTATAATTTCTCCATGATCAACTTCTGTAATAACGCCATTAAAAATAGTTTGTAGAGAATTTGGATTACTACCATATCCAGCCCTTAAATGCACTCTAACTCCTGGCTTAAGCCTCATATGCTCTATTTCTGTTACATATCTAGAGTTCATGTGTGATTTTATATTTAAAGATCTCTTTACGAGAGTCTCAACTATTTGTGTCGTACCACTTGAAAGATTTGTTATTGCTTTATCTATGTCTGCATTTGAGGTTGTTCCAATGCTAGCTCCATCTGCATTGATTAGTGATGACAGCGTCATTTCTGGCTTTGAAAGCTTTGAATACGTGTTTGATATTCTAAGCATCAGAGTATCTGCTAAAATATCTTCCGAAGAAACAAGAGAAAAGTCTATTACAGATTGCAGTCCGTAAAAGTTATCAAATAACTTTACACCAGCAAAGAAGTTCATATCATCAATAAGCCAAAGCATATAGGTCGGGAATGCCCTGATCATTCTTCCAGATAAATCCCTGTACTGTGTGTCTAGTAGCATTTTTTGCCAGTGCTTTGCCACACCCTTGTGAGTTCCCCCAGTTGATAGAGCTTGCATTTTATTAGTTTGAGAACCGCCCATTGCGTTCTGATAATCAGTTAAAGAAGATGCTCCAGCTACGCCTGTGTGACTCGCCTGCTTATCTCTTTCTGGAACCATGGCATCTGAAATAATTGATACCTTGGAGGTTGGAATAGCTTTTCCATCAGATCCAATTCTCAAAAAATCTTGTGCGATGTAAAATCTTCCATCTTCCCTATTTGAGTATCCCATAATATATCCCCCATCTGGAGTTTGATATATTGCTGGTATTCTCTTTGTGTCATTTGAATCAGCGGCTGGAATGAAATGCATTATTCCGAAATGATCAACATCATCTGGATCAAATGATGGAAGTTCTTTACCACTTGCTTCATTAATTTTATCTGCGACCAATTTATTGAATTTATCAATTTCCGATTGCGAACCAGAAATAACGTCTCCAATTTTTACCACACCATATCTAGTATCAAATTTAACATCCTCAAAGTTATATTCAACTCCACTATCATCCTTAAATGAATCTATCAAATCTTTCCATATAGTCGGATATTTATTGGCTATAAATCTAGAAGATTGCAATGAATTTTCAAACTCTGGTTCGTTATTTTGATCAAATATTGCTATTCTAAATATTCTCATTGCCTCATCTGCGGAAAGTTTGGCTGCATTAATCAGGTAATCTTTTGCTTTTTCTATATCACCGTTTTGTTTGATTAATATTCTTTTTACTTCATATACATATGCTTTTTGTTCAGGATGCAAATTGTCTTTTTCTTGCTGCCATTCTCCTACGGGCAGCGTATATTGATCTGGATCAATCAAATTATTGACAACATCATCATCAAACATCTCAAAACTTCTGAAGTAAAAATCAGGATCAAAAGATCCTACCACCTGTTTTGTTTCCTGATTGTATATATTCAATGGAAGATCTGGGTATGTATTGATCATATCCCATTTTTGCTTTAAGCGCAAGAAAGGATTCTTTTTTGTTCCAAATTCTTTAATCAAGGCTATTTGACCATCAGAATTTATGCTCTCTCTTTTTTGTTGGAAAATATCAAAGTCTGTCAACATCAGTTGCACGTTATAGACGTGTGGATATCCCTGTACTGTTTGAACTGTATAATTCAACGGCAGCACGTACTTTATTCCGGCCAACGCACAGATAATATTCTTGATTCCCATGAACCCAATGACACCAGCGGCGTGCTCTAATCTTGCCAAGCCACTCAAGAAATCAAACATTTTTTTAATCTTTTTTAGTTCTGATTCACCGAAGATAGTCATGTTAATACTGATCATTGAGTCATTTGACCCTATATATTGATATGTTGGTTCCTCCTGCATTTGCAGCTGCATCTTTGCAAGATTATTGCCCATGCTTAAGCTTACTGAATTCACAATGATTTTTTCTTGATCAAGATCAATTTTCATCATTGGAACTTCCCATTCGCGAATTGTAAATGCCGGAAGACCAAGTTTTTGTGCGTCTTTTATGGACTGTACTCCTAAAAGATTTTTTATTGATTCGTCTTTGTAGATTCTTTCGTACAGGTTTGCGTAGAATGCATCCATAAATTTTTGCTGTTCTTTTTCGTACAAATTTGCAAATTCAGTTGAATTCTCATCTATAGGTTTTTTCTGTTTTCTTAAAATAGCTTTAACATTTTCTCTTATCGTATAATCCAATAATCCCTTTATGCTTTGAGAAGCAATGTACAATGACCATTTATCTTTCTTAAGACTTTCTGTTGCTTCGGGAGTGGCAAGTGCTGGAACCTGCAACTCAGACGGTGACTTTCTATTCTTTATATAATCTATTGAATCATTATTCAATTTAGATCTATTTTTTGATATGTAATCTGCTGCAAGAGAATCATAAACAGCCGTGTATACATCTTTGGCGTTAGCTCCAGCCATTGCTATGTCAACTATTTTTGCCGCATTTTCTTTGTTTAAGTAAGATGAATTAAGATCAAGAGAATTGATTACAACTGTATCAAGATTTTTATAAATACCCATATCGGTAACATTAATTCCAAATTCAAACAAAAGTTTGTCCCAAAAAGACCTGCTGTTTGAAGCTATAGAAGCTTCCTCTGAACTTCTAAACATTGCAGTATCTGGACTAAATATCTTTGATTGCACTTCTGCGGGAATATATAGTGATATACCGTTTCCGTTTATCCAATCAGCGTAAACGTTTGTTGTTAAAACATCATTATGGTAAGGCTGAGTATCTTTTGCCATTGCTCCGTATGGACTTATTTCATATTGATCATATGCACCATCTAGTGACATGTCGGAAATGGTATTTGTTTTTCCAGAATTTTGTAAGGCTAGAGGCTCTGCAGCAGATTTTAAAAGAAAGTCAGCGTTTACAGTATTTGCCAAAGATCCTGCTGCCCTACCCATATAATGCCTGAATTTACTCCAGTTGACTGACTGATTAAAATCCTTAATCATTGGCAAAAATGGCTTATGATTGAACTGTAATAACTCCAAATCCACTTCAAGCGTAAACGGATAGTTCGGCACTGTAGATATTGTCATGGACGACAGAGCCACACCAGTTATGTCAAAAACAGAATTAAGATAATGATTTTTTATTGGAAGAATCGGAGCGTATTTGAAAGCTGCAACTAATCCCCTAAGAGAGGAAAGAAATTTGTCCACTTTTTCTTCATGTTTTGGATCTTTAAAATCTATATAAAAATTAGAGTTAAGACTCACCCTCGTTGCATCGTCTATTGATATTCCCCATATTTCTTCATAGTTAGGAAAAAACAACTTTATACCTATACTTGTTTCTTTATATCCAGAATTGAATTTTGGAGAACTTTTCTGCCTAATAGCTCCGGCCAGTTAAGCTACCAGTTTTAAATCCCGTATTAACACTTATTGAAACTGGTGGCACGTAGAAATTGGCCGCACCTAATCTAAGGTGAAATGTATCTGGAGTTTTGGGTGGATTTGAAGATCCAAAACTCATTCTTTCAATTTCTTTTTCTATTCTTTGAGCGGTTAAAAAATTTTCTATAGCCCATATTGGTTTAAATATTGCGTTTCCTTGATCGTCTGTTCCAAAAGCTTTGAACATATTTTTCATAATCTGTTCGTGATTATTAAGCGGATCTTCTTCTGAGTATCCGTAATCAGCAGTTGCCGCCAAAGCGGTTATGTAGAGTCTATAAAGATTTGGAAAGTATTTATAGACTGTTGCTAAAGCAAATGGATCCTTGTAAAAATAATTTTTTGCTTTAATTAACTTTTCCATCCAAAAAGTATCTCTAATTGGATCATTAAATTCTGAAGCTGACTTTCTAAGATTTTGCGTACTTAAAAATCTTTGCCTTGCGAAGGCTTGAATTCCTCCAGCCATTTGTGCTAGTTCTAACAATCCCGATTGACCAACTTTTTCAAAAATTACTTTTCTATTTCTTTCGTCTTTGATATGGGCCATTTCTGATTTTCTAAAGCTGGTTAATTTTACAAAAAGATCATCTCCACCATAAAAATCACCTTGAGTAAAATCACCTAGCTGACCCTTGATATCATTATTAATGGCTTGATTAAAAGAATTTGTATAACGGTATCCAGCCCAGGCAAAAAGTCCTTCATTGAAAATACCAAGTGAGTCTTCAAATACTCCACCTACTTTTGCCCAAAAACTTCTATCATTACCCATCTCTCTGAAGAGAGAAGATATTGGAGCTAGGTCAGAGTCTTCGTAAAGCTGCCAGCTTTTTTTGGTTTCCTCGGATGGGTAATCGGTTTCTTGATTAGACATTATCTACCCAGTAAACTATCTGCTTGTAAGTGCTCTTTTAACATATAAGCTGAACTATTCAAATTAAATTTAGAACTTTGATTATTTATTATATCATTTTTTTTAGAATTAAAATTAAGTTTATTAGATATATTTAATTTTTGTTTAAAACCCATTTCTGATTGCTCATAGCGAGCTTTCTGTATTTTTGGATTATCGTATCCATCTTCGGACATTTGAATTGTTGTAGAAGATCCATCCATAAGACCTTCTTTAGAACCTTTAACTGGATCTGGTTTAGATTCAGATAAAGAAGACCTAGAAGAATGAACTACTGAACTTTGTTCTGATCCGTTTGATTTTGAACTAGATATTTTTGCAGCCAGCGCATTTGAAGTCCTAGTCCTTGGTGAAGTATCTATCCTTTTCTTTGCAGCATCAGATAGATTCTTGTTTTGGGCATCTGCACCTAATATCATACTTTATATACCTAAAATCTAGAGGCCAAATCAGAGTAAGGATCTTGACCCGCCATAGGAAGTCCATTGTACATAGTAGTGTTTATTGGTCCATCAACAACATCACCGAATAAACCTCTTAATCTATTTAAATCTTGTACAGAACCACTGGTATTTATTCTGTATTGCATACCTGAAACAGTTGGATTTAAAAACGATGCTTCTTGTGTTGCTGTATTTAAATCTGGATAACCTTCCTCATATGGATTACCTCCTGGCATTAACGGTGGACCGGTTACTGCATTTTTTGTATGATCTTTTTTCTTTCTATTTTGATAAATAAAACTTCCAGCTATCAACGCAGCGGTTCCGACGGCAAATTGTTTAAATCCTCTTGAATCAACTATTTGCCTGAGGGAACTGGTATGGTCTCTCAGCATTTCTGATATTCTTCTGTAGGGACTTCTTGCCACATCAATAACTGAAGGTATTGTGACAGAAGCTCCTGATGCAATATCGTCAGATATTCTTGCTGCGTCTTCTGGATCAAGAGGAATAGCGCTAGAAAGCCTGGCGCCTAAAGCGGTTGCCCTTTCTTCTATTTCTTTTTCAGCCAATATTCTGGTTCTTTTTGCGTGAGCTTCTACCGCCAGTCTGCTTGCCTCTTTTTTTTCTGTTGTTGCTAATCCAGTAACTGAATCAGTTTTTGAAACTAATCTCAAATAATCTAAAACATGTTGATCTGATGGAATACCAGGAGTAAGTAGTCGTTTTTGTCCGATTTTTAATTCTTTCTTCGTTTATATGAAGAATTCTTCTTGCTTCTTCTGCGCTAATATCCAGAATATTATCAGAAATTGATCCACCTAAATCAGTCATTGCAGCTTTATCCATCAATGTCATTTTCCTAAAATTATCAAAATACCCAGACAAAATCGCTTCACCTCTAGGATCAAAACTGGTTAACCTAAGATTTTTTCTTGCCGCAGAAAGTTGCTGAAGTTGAATCATTAAATCTTCTTCACCCTCATGACCAGAATATTGCATAAGTCTTGAAGCTTTTGACCCATATAAACCCTGCATTTCGGCTTCAAATGTTTCAACAATATCCAAAATATTTGCGCCACTTCCCCTATGAGCTTCCTGTATCACCCTAAGTCCTTTAGAAAGTTCTATTGATAATTCCGTTTTTAGCTGTTGAGATTTTGCCCTCATTGCTTTCTCTAATTTTTTTCCCGTAATAGCTTCGTTTTCCATATTATTTATTTCTGTAAACAAACTTCTTATTTTTTCAGTTCTAAGAAATCCCTTGGCTGAATCTGAATATCTAGGATCAGAAACAGATCTTAATAAAACCCTATTGCTTGTACTAGGTTTAGGAGCCTGACTCCTAAGATTTGCATCTCCAGCGATAGCAATTTCTCTGGCTTTAGTTATGGAGCCGTACCTGTCAATGCCTTTTTGAGACAAAGATAGTATTCTTTTTATCTGATCTATATCATTTACTTTAAGTTCGTCTATTTCGGACTGAACTTTAGCTAGGTCTGCACTTGACATGCCAGCGGCTCTTAGTTGAGTTATTACATCCTGATATTCTTCAACCATTGAATTTCTGAGTTCTAAAATATCATTTTTGATATTAAGTCTTCCTCCAGAGTCGAGAATTAGTGGATCAAATCCTGGGAGATCTTCTGCACTCACCCCCAAAGCTATTCCCATAGCCCTTTGTCTAGCTAGTATTCTTCCTTGCTGTTCCACGGAAGCTCTTGCTATCATACCTGGTGTAACAGAAATCTTGTGTAGATCTTCTGCCGTCGTGCTAGTTCCTGAAAATTTCGCAATTGTTTCGTATGCGGCCTTCATTTTCAAAAATTCTGGAGATGAGGAACCAAGTTCTTTTTCCAATTCTCCGAGACTTGCAAGTTTGGTTGTACCACTCATTTGATTAATCAAGTCAACTATATCTGAAGGAGCTTTTACTCCTATCCCAAATCTTGCTACTCCTTCATCACCCAAAAGATCTTTGGTAATTTTTGCGCCAGGTCCAAACGTTGATTCCATTTTTTGATTTAGTGTGGTTTCAAAGTCTCTTACTTGTGGGGCAATATAGCTTGCCGAAGCCATTCGGTTAATCGTTAAACCAATTGAATTTTCTATATCATCCAATTTTTCTCCAGTACTTTGAAAAACATAATCAAGAAGCGTTTTTTCTCCTGCTGCTGCTACTTGATCAAAGTTAAGTCCAAGTTTTGCCCTCAACGCATCTCCTTCGGCAGATGTCTTAAAGAGTGTTCCAAGCTCGCTATCATCTAAATCTGTAATCCCCAGTGAATCAAGAAGTTGTTGTTTTACTGGTTTTAGTGAACTAGATGAAACTTGATCTGCCGAACTTTGTAATTCTATGCGATATCTATCTGCATAAGGTGCACCTCTTTCTGGGCTTAAAGTTTTTAATGCGCCAATCGGTAACCCATCTTCGTCAAGAACATCAAGACCTCTTATGGCAGCTGACTGTCGCTCTGTTAGGGCATCTAAAAGATTTGTGTCTATTGAAGGTATTAATGCTCTATCAACACCCAATCTTTCCCCGTACATTCCTTCCCTGATTATCCTAACAGTTGCTTCAAGGCCAACATCTGCTTCCGCACCCATTCTAGATTTAATGCCTGTCAGTGTTTCCTGTAGTACTCTTTCGTCAATTCCTTTATCACCCCTTATAATATTTAGGGCGACATTTACGATATCAAGAGCCTCATTTTGACCTATGCCCGCCTCATTACTTACTCTTGTTGCCAAAGAAGATATGTCCAAAGAAGTTGCTGACGCAACTTGTTTAGAAATTTTATCTGAATCACCAATAAACATTGCCCTAAGTGTTTCTACGTGCGATAATTTTGGGCGCATCAATATTGATTCCTGATAACCTTTCGGGTCACGCATTACTACGGCAGCTATCCTAGTCCTTCCTTGTGCGTCAACGTATGTTCTTAAAATGGGCAAAACAGAGTCGTCAAGGTCAAACGTACCCTCAGCCGCCTTATAGGTAGAGGTAATGGAATCAGAAACTATCATCTGCTTACCGCTAACCAAAAAATCAACCGCTGGCAGAGACGTTTTTTTGCCTGCAGAGTCAAACACGTCCACGTGAGAAATAGATGGATACTCCACTTCAGTTAGTGGTTCTAGCAAGCTGCTTCTTGTCGCAATTTTATATCTAAGGGCGTCTGGTATTCTTGTTGCAATTATCCCTTCTTTTGTCATAAAAGCTTCACTGATATGATAATTTGAAATCATGTTGACTAACGCTGGTATTCTTCTTGGATCAACTCCACTTCTTAAAGCTTGCGATATTTCAATTACCTGTTTTCTTCTTATCAACTCAAGAGCCCTTGTGGTTGGATCCATGCCGTCAAGTACCATAGTAGCTTCACGCCTTATTCTGCCTAAAACTTCTTCTGGTATTTCTCCAGTCTCCATAAATTTTTGTGCTGCGCGTACCTCTGAATCTATCATTGCTTGAATTCTTTTTTGAGCAGTAGCACTCATTAGAAATTCTGGATCATTTAGTAGTAGCATGTCTTCTACATAAACTTGACTGCCTTTTTTAATAGCTATGTTTCCTGCCATACCATGAGTTGATGTAACTGTTTCTCTTTTTAACGCAGACTTATCTGCTACAGTTATTTTTCCAGAAAAAAATTCCTGTAGTTCTAGCATTCGTCTAAGATAATCATACGATCTTTTTTGTTCGTCAGTAAGAGAATCGTATCCATCTATATCAAGTTCTTGTAGCATTTCAATAATTCCCGAAAGATCTCCTCGTTTCATTCCTAAGATATCTTCACTACTTTTAACTGCCGCCTCACCTTTTAGACCTCCAACTCCTGGAATTGAAACTCTAAAGGGATTTCTGTCTCCAGATTTAATAGAAGTTTGCAATGCTTCAAGTTCGTTTTCAAGTTCTCTGATATTTGACAGATCTTCAGGCGTGACTATTCCACTTGATTTAATATCTTGAATTTGCTTTTGTTTAACAAGTATAATTCTTCTCATCGTTTCTGCAATCTGTATGTAGTGGCCATCCACTGAAGACACCGCCGCTGCCTCTAATTTTTCGTCTACAATTTTTCTTAACTCTGGAGAAAGATACCTTCCCTGAATAATTTCAAGTAGACTACCAGATCTTCCTCTTTGTTTTTCTTCAAAGGCGGTGTTGATAACGGTTCTTAGTTCGGAAGATAAACCTACAAAAGCGTCTGGAACATGAGTCGATGTTACTCCACCGATACTGGTTGTCACCCTCAATTGTAACTGCTCTTCAAGTAGCTGAAATGCAACTTCTGCAGCAGATTCAGCTTTCCTTGGAACAAAAATGTTTTCAGATAAATGTGATACTGGCATTCCAGTAGTTATAAAGCCAATATCAGCCTGTTCAGCCGCCTTCAAAGCTGGGGCAATAACAACCTTTTCTGGATCAGGGAGAGAATCATACCCGCCAGCTATTGTTTGCAACATGGCTTCTACGCGGTCATACATAAAATATGGATTGCTGTCAATATTACCCGCATCAATTAGTTCTTGAATCATTTGATTTCCAACAGAAACATCTCTAGAAGAAAACATCGACTGATATCTTTTGGACATTTTACCAACGATTTTTCCTATTCCTTTTAGAGCATCAGTTTCTTTATCTTTGCTAGTTGCCGAAGAAAGCGCTTGTCCTACAAAAGAAAAAAACTCATCTACTGTATCAGACTTGAATATTTTTGTACCAGACAACTGCTTTAATATTTCTTGCTGCGCACGAGAAAGAGTTAGCGTCGCTCCAGAACTTGTAACTGCCTGACTAAGACTAAACAGTTGGAGTCCACCATCAGTAAGAACAACCTCTCCTGGCATATGTTCAGAGATAGTCCTTTGAATATTTTCTACTGCCGATACTTTATTCTTCGTATCAAATAAAACCATTCTTCCAGAAACAGAACCACCAGAAAGATCCTCTAGTCCATGTAAAGCCAAAGTTGCTCTGTTAGCTGGATCAGATAAATAAGTATTAAGTTTAACTACTCTGTCTACATTGATGCTGGATCCAGTTATTCTTCCTGTGGTTATGTTTCCTGATTTATCAATCTCTCGAAAATCTGCTATTCTCAAAATATCTGCATATGCTAATGCTCTGTCAAATGCTCCTGGTCCCTCAAAAGTTTGTCCAGTAACAATATTAATAAATTTTATTTTTCCATCAATTTCTTCTACTTTTGTTATTGAATACGATGGAAATCTAGACAAAATTGCTCTCGTTGATTTAAGCTTGCTGCTTTCCGGCATGCTACATTACCCCTGATGATATATTTATTGATGAACTTCCAGTTCCATTAGCCACTGGATATACGCTTCCAGATATTCCATTTCTAGACATAATCATCCTTAGTCTGGCGGCAACCATTCTAGGATCTTCAGTCCTTGAAAGTCCTGGATAGCTTGGATTGGTTAAATTTGCTTCCCTTATCTGCTGTGGATAGTAACCCATTTGAGACAGATTTATTCCCATTGATTGACCTATTTTAACTTTAACATGCTCCATATTTGTGTTTGGATGCCAACCTTCCCATCCCATGTCTGGAAGCTCATGTCTTGAAAAATATTCAATTAAATCTGGTTTTTTTTCTACTTGCATACCCCAAGCTGCTTCATATATTCTTCTTTCTAATCTCGGAGCTGTAGATAGAATTCTTTTTCTTTCTTCTGGATCTTGCTCTTCTATCATAGCCTTAAAGTGTTCTCTTTTTCTTTTTGGAATAGATAATGAAAGTGTGTCAACAGAACCCCCATATATATCTGCTCCATACATAGTTCTCTTTGCGGCTTGAGAAAATTGCGCAGCTGCTTGCATGTCTCCAGACTCCGCTGCTTGTGTGGACAAAGATCTATTTTTTACATATGACAATATGTCAACGTATTCCTCTAGTGCTAACTGTTTTTTCCTTTCTTTTGGAATAAATCTTTCTCCAGTAATGAGCTGTTTAGTATTTTGTATTGTTGAGTATGCAATTCCAGTAGACAATCCTATTGTTGCCCCCAATGCTTTAGTTGGCGCAGTCTTTCCAAACATAGATCCAACTGCAGCCATAATTAACCCAGATGCAACTGGATTCCTTTGAGTTGATTTGTCGTATATTGGTTTTATGAAACTTTCTATTGGTCTTTGCCATTCTGGAAATGTTGATCCATAAACATTTCTTCTTTCCCAGTCTTCTTGCGCTGTTCTATTTGGAAAAAATTTTGTATTTATAAATGTATCTCTATGGGCTAAATATTCGCCCATTCTTAAAACTGATGCTATTGGCTCACTTGTGCCAAGTTCTTCTGCTGTTTTACCTTTATATTTATAGGGCCTAAAAGTATTTCTCTTTGTTGTTTCAGAGACTTGTGCTCTTATTCTTTCAACTTCTACTCTTTGAGAAGGATCAAGACCACCCATGTTTAGCGTTCTGTCTAGTGACCTAAACTCCCTAGAATACGGTGCCACGTCTGCAAGAATGTCCAACTGCGTAACGGGGTCAGTGTAGTCTCTTTTTGTTGGGTTTAACCTTTCAAAGGTAACACCTGGCAATCTTAATTCGCCTTCTTGAACTTTAGTAAATGGATCGCCAGTTTTAAAATTTATAAAATAGTCAGACCCTGGCAAAAATGGATACTTCATGCCCATTGTATTAGCAATTGGATTAAGGTAATTTATGTTTGTTCTTTCTTTAGGAATGAATCTTCTTGTTATTTCAGATAATTCCATTCCTGATTCTGATGGAACGTCACCTAAACCACCAAGATTAAGATCCCAAAAAGATCTTCCAATTCCATAAGCCTTAGAAGCTGATTGAAGGACTGGTGCAGTTGGCTCAAAATCCGAACTGCCAAATCCAAAAGATTGTCTAAGATTTGCAAATCCAAAACCATACAAGCCAGCCATTTCCTGAGTTCTGTATCCAAGCTCAGATTTCTGAAATCTGATACTTCCTTGCGATATTGGAGGCGCTGCAGAAACGATATTTGGTGGGATATATCCTGGAACGGGAGGAGGTCCATATAGCATTTGGGCACCAACCATTTGCTGCTGACCCCTTTGAAAACCTGCACGACTTGCATTAACATAGTTGGCGTTTGCTGATCCAATTGTATTAAACGAAATATTCCTAGCTGTGTTTAATGGTTCAACATTTAATGATATTTGATTGTTATAGTTTCCTATCTGAAGACCCACAACGTTTGAGGATCCAAAATATTGTGGATCAGACGCACCAGAAACTGACGCACCCATAACTGGAGCAACTCTACCAGAAGACACTAAACCAGATGGATTATATGCTCCAGCATTACCGGCTGGAATATATTGGGAAAGCGATTGTTTGACCTCTTGATCGTGCATCTTAACCTGTGGTTTTAGCACTTTTCCAACAGTCATGTTGAGCAATGGTGTTATTGGACCAAATGATCCACTAAAATATTCTCCAGTTACTGGGTATGGTCTATCAAAATAATGTTCTCTTTCAAATCTATACGGATCAAACGGACGAAGTGGCGAAAAATCATATCCATACGCAAATCTTTCAAGCGGAGAACCAAAAGCATCGGACGTGTAAGTTGATCCTGATGCTAGCCTTCTGTAATAAGAAGGCCTGTAGTACATTGTTTTTCCGCCCTCAAATGGAGTAACTCCAAGCGGCCAGTATCTACCCTGTTTAACGGGAACTTCACCTCGTAATAATTGTTCTCTTTTTTCTGTGTAACTCATTCCACCTGGAGTTATTCCAGAAAAAGCAGATTGAGCTTCTACTGCTCCTCTAGCAATTTTTGTAGTAAAAAATGGAGAGTAAACCCTTTCTCCCCTTTGATCCTTTTCGTTTACCATTCCACCAATGGTTCTATCAACGGTCATTAATGTGGCTGCCCCTGCAGCTAATGGAAGAACTCTTTTAAGTCCATATCCGCCAAAGAAAGCTCCGATAGGTCCGCCATACTCCTCATGCTGCAAACCCAGCCCTACTGTTTCAAAGTACCTATTTAATCTTTCCGACAAGTGAATAGATGGAATTGATGCTGAACTATATGAATCCGTGTCTCTATACGAGGAAAAACCTAAAACACTTTTTGTAACTCTTCCAGCTGTTGTTTGCCCGCTTCCGATTCTATCCAGCACAGTGCCAAACGTGGGAACAAAAGTGGTTCCAATATTTCCAAGCGGATTGACTGCATTTGGACCCAGTTCATACGGTGCAAATCCTAAATTTCTTTTTATTGTTGGTCTTATTAGATTTGCAATTCTTCCAGCGCCATGCGCATCTATATTTGAAATTGATTGTGTTGAAAATGGAGATAAAAAACTCTTAAGTGTATTTGCAAAAATTGGATTTGATTCTTTTTCTCCTATCAAAAACCCCAAAGACTTGCTTGCTATTCTTCCTCTTTGAAGAGAAGAAGAATAATTGTTGTATGCACTTAATTCAAGTATTGTCCCCAGAGCTGCAGCTCTTGCTTCAGTTAATTGTGCGGCAGATATTTGACCAGATTCTCGAAGATTTTTTAATACCTCTTCTATTTTGTTTGCTATTTCTACTGGGTTTCCACCAAAATCATCCCCATATGCTGCCATTTCCACATTAAATTTGTGGATCATATTTCTCAAAAAGTCTTGCCTGGTTGTAATTGTGGTATTTTTTGTTGTTGTTATGTAGGTAGAAGTTGCTGCAGATTCTTCTATCATTCTGTCTAAAGCTCTAGCTGCCCTGCTCAAGCCAGTTATATCTATGTCACGAGCCCTCAATGTAGACTTGGATGTTTCAAATTGTGCTAAAACTCTTCTTCCAACATCTATAAGATCATTACCAGAAGAACCAGAAACCCTAAGATCGTCGGCAATGCCTAGCGCTTCCTCAATTCCAGCCATTGATCTTATATCCGTTGCTTTGCCCTGAGATGATATTCTCAGATTTTCAAATGCTTCAGCGGTTTCATCTGGACCAAATACTACGGCTCCAGTTTCATCAACTACTTGCGGCAGTCCTTCATCATTTCTATCAAAAATAATGGCTTTACCGGCCCTTAGCCTTATCTCTCCATTATCAATAAGACGTGCAAGAGTTGATTCGTTTCTTATGTCAGTTTTTCTACCTAAAAATCTTCCTATTCTTCTTGTAATAGAATTTGGTTGCTCTTCATCTATATCAAAAGCTGATCTTACTCTTTCACCCCTTGAAATTTCTTCACCAGTTGCTTCAGCAATAAGTTCAGAATCTCTATATGATCGACGACCTGTTGCTAGTCTTGTTGCTCTTGCATAAATATCTGTATCTATAGAAGAAATGGGTTTGAACAATCCAGGAATTTGTTTTATTGCATCTTCTTCAAAGCCTTCTCGTACAGAAAATAACTTACCTACAGAACCAAACATTCCCCCTTTTTGCTTAACCCATGCAAAAACCTGTGCGTTCTCGCCATCACCAGCTAAAAAATCTTGCCTAGATACACCTGGCAAAAATTGTATTTCTTGAAACGGATCAGTTCTTCTTGGCCCACCAAGACCAATCATTTGTAGTGGATTGAATTTTACAAAAGGAACACCAAAATCTTGAGATATTTTTTTAAGCGTTCTTTGTGAAGCTACAGTTATTGGTGTAGTATCTATTATATTTCCACTAGCGCTCTCATAAACACCTCTGACCGTAGAAAAACCAATTGCTCTTGAAACAGGGTCTTGCATTGCTATTTCTCCAAACAGACTCCTTGCTTCTACTGATTCTGATGGTGAGAGACTAGAAAATACACCTCTGTCAAAGGCATGGTCTACGGTTACCTGTTTTAATCCAAATAAATTAAACCCACCAACATCCGATGGTCTTGTCATCATCTTTTGATCTATCAGGAAACTTCTTAACTGTTCCACATTAGAAGAATCTATTCCCCTTTTAGCGAGTTCGCTAGAAACTGTTACACTATCTACCAAACTTCCAACGCCACCAATAAAATCACTGCCTAAACTATTAATTAATTTAATGCCAAGTCTTTGAGCTACACTTCTAGCAAGATAATCAATTTTTGTTGGATTAGTGCTTTCAGCAAAATCAGAATATAAAGCTTTTTGTGGTTTAACCAGGGCAGACGCAGCTGGTACTATTATGTTTCTTCTGACGTTTTCGTAGGCGAGGGATGCTCTTTGAACTAAAGTTCTTCTAAAAACTTCATCTTGAAAAACTGCATCAACTGTACCAAAAGCCTGCTTAACCTGATTCACATCAAGGGCTCTGCCCCTGTTTTTTAATTCCTTATTTGCTCTATTAACTAATATTCTAAAAAAGTCTTCATCGTTATCAGAAGTAGAATTTATTCTGGATATTCCAAAAGTAACTCTTTGTGATATGTTTTTTGATGTATTTAAACCAGATATTTTTAGCCCAGAAACCATGTTCTTGGCAGATGCTGGGTCTGCTCCAAGCTCAACAAGTTTTTCTTGAACCATGCTTGCGTATTCATTTGACTCAAATGCAAAACTAAAACTACCCCTTGAATCAGGTTCGTTTGCGCCTTCAAGATTTGGAATATCTCTTGATCTTAGTGCTCCTTGCACAAATTGAGCTATTCTACTTCTATGTTGTTTTCTAATATCAGAAATCGTTGAATTTAAAACTCTTGCTGCTTCTACTGGATCTGACGAACCTGCCCTTAGGGCATCATCGTAAGTCATCGTTCCATGCACTACATCATATGCTCTTTTGGCTGAGAAAAAGTTCTTAGTAAACGCCCTTCCACCTACAACAAGCCCCCTTATTGAGGGAATGCCATCAAGTGCTCCAAGTGTTTCCGTATCGGAATTGCCAAAAATGTAAGCGCTTGCTACTTTTGCGCTTCTTTTAAGCCTTGTTTCTCCTGCTGCCACTGATGCCGTACGTGCCGCTGAAGCACCCACTCTTGCTTGGCGAAGAGCATGTACTAATCCACCACCAGCTCTCATCTCTTTTTCTTGCACTGCCGTGCCAAATGCGTAACCAGCCGAAGAAGATATTCTTGATGCTTGGGCTAAAAGATATTCAGAATCTTGACCAAATGATCTCAATACTGTTTTTATATCTGCAAAAGATTGACCAGCTCTCCTTTGTTTAGGCGTTAAAGGAAAATCATAGTCTAAATATTGATAGTCAACAAGAGACTTAATTCTTTGTGTTGCTGCTCCAGCCAAACCTTGTGGCAACATCATTGTTGTAATGTTGATGGTTGATCTCTTTACAAAATCCGTTATAACATCTACCGGATTATACCACTTGACTTTATCTTTTTCATCTGGCTGTCCCAATAGCGGATCAGTAAACGCCTTTTGCACGAAGTATGCCGTAGGCAATGTTAAGGGTAAAGTCCTAGCGGTTCTTGCTAACCTTTGTTGTATCTCATCCCTGTAATCCCATACAGCAACTGGTTCCCTTCCGGCATTTAGGGATCTATATTCAGATGATGACATCCATCTTGCACCATCTGAAACATAAGTATCGCCAGTAAGCTTTGTTAGCGTTGGTTTTATTATTTTTCCGTCAGCGGATCTATTAATCAGCCTTTCATATGGATCAATTCCATCGGCAACGAATCTATTAAGCCCTTCTAATTCATCTAGTGTTTTCTTTATTTGAGAAGCTGTTTCTACAAACTTTCTACCAAGTCTTGACCCAGAATCGGCGGATCTTTGAATTGTATCAAGTAATTTTATTCCTCCCTTGCTAAACATTTTGCTTGCAGCGTAGGTACCAACAAGACTGATTGTAGTAGCGGCAACGAATTTAAGAATTGGCTTGTCGTCCAAAGCCTTTGATAACAGACCAGAATTTGGATTTGGCTTTGTTTCCTCTTTGTTTGCGTTAGGGATATCTCTGGAAGTTATTCCATAGCCAACGTTTACGAGAGAAGATCTGTCTCTAAACATCTATTCCCCTTTTACTATTTCATTCCCCACAATTTTTGTGCAATGGGATCTTCATATTTGGCTTCGCCATCTTTTCTTGATTTATTATATTTTTGTATTTTTTCTTGTTCTATTTTTTCTTCTTCTTGCGGATCAATTAACTTTAGAGAAACATTGGTTGACTCTATCGCAAGGACTGCTTGTTGAATTTCAATTATTTTTTCTGATAAAGCTACTTTTTCTGCCAATTTTGGATAAGTTAAATTATCCAAATCTTCTGGAGTATATGATGTTATAGTAGCCAAAACAAAAGCTTTCATTAAGCTTCTAACCTGAGACGCTTCAGCCCTCTTCTGCTCAAGAACAGCTTTTGCTTTAGCTGGATCTGCAAAACCAGATTCAGACAATATTTCTTCAGATAAAGCTGAAACCATTCCAGCTGGATATTTATCCAGGTTTATATTTTCTGGATAAATAACAGTAGATTTTATTATTAATTCTTCAATATCCTCATTTGATTGACCAGAATTTTGATGCTCACTGATTTTATCAAACTCTGCAAAAGTTAGTTCTCTGAATATAATTAATTGATTTTTTAAATAAGTCTCAAAAACAGTGCCAAATTTCTGCTTAAGTTTGTACAACTGCTCAGGAGTCAACATAACAGTTTTATTAGAGCTGACGAACCTCTAATGCCTGGAATCCCGATGCCTCAAGAACTTCTTGGGCTATTAGAGAAGGTAGTCCAGCCATCTCTGAAACAAGAGATTGTTTATCAAATGCTGGATATAGAATGCAGATCTCGGCAATTGCTTCTTCGTTCCAAAGAGAAGCTTCAGATTCTGTAAGTTGACCAGCTTGAACAAGTTGTCCCATTTTTTTCATTAGGTTTTTATATTCCAATCTATTAAGAGTTCTCCATGCAATGTGTTTTTCGTAGGTAATTGATGTAACATATACATCACCATATTCTTTTTTCCACAACTTAATTTGTCCTGCATTGGGACCACCTGGCCAAATTAGTTCCTCATCTGGAAGATCCTCTACTGAAGTGGGGGCATTTGCGGGGTCGTCCATTACATCTGCTGCGTCTTGCAGCGGTAGTTGCATTTCATCTGGCGTAATGTCTATTACCTCTATTGCTTCTAATTGTTCTGCTAATTCTTGATTATTTTTAACAGTAACTTTTCTATTTGTCTCAGACATAATTTCTCCTATTTTAATTTAAAAAATTTCAATACATTATATCATAATTTATCTTGGATTTGTATCGTACAATTTAGATAAATCTTTTCTTGTTGTTAACTCTTCTTCTGTAGGTGGACCCTTAACGGTTGTTGATGAAGTTTGCGCAGAGCCTTTTTGATTATTTTGTGCGATCGTGGCATTTGGTGGATCCTTAAGAGTTCCGTCGGAAATATACATGTCTCTTGCTAAAAATTGATATGCCTCCATTAGTGGTGCTCCACCAGGTTGATATGACGTGCCCATTGACATCAAGTGTATATTTTGAAGAACTATATCCATGGGCCTAGAAATGCTTTTTTGAACTAACCTGTCATTAAAATCAAGAGACATTAATCTGTCTACAGTTTCAAGCTCTGCCTCTTGTTGAGTAACATCCCTCTTGGCTATTGTTGTCATTGATCCTTCTTGACCACCGTGTTTTATAATAAAGTTAAAAGGAGGATGAGAACTGAATATATTTCTTGAATCCGCACCTGGCCTATCGTAGGATAGTCTATCTAGACTAGACACTCTTTTAAGATCGTTTTCGCCCCAATATTTTTGGATATTTTTTTCGTCATCAATATTTTCCATATTACTTCTTAGGTAAGATTGTATCTGTGATTTAGGATCATTTGAATAAAACTTTGCCCTAGTTGCCGCAGCATCAGAAAGAAGGTCTCTCATTCTTCCAGGATATCTTGTATATAAAACAAATTCTCCGTTGAATCATTCTTGTTCCAGTCATGACTGCATCAAAATTATATGACCAGAATCCGTAGAGCGGAGATTTTTCCTGTCTAATGCTAAAAGAAAAAGATGCTATATCAAGTTCGTATCCTGCATCAAATAGACCATCAATATATATTTTTACATCTTCTCCACTAAAGTAGTAATCATAATACATATTGAACTTGTTTGAATCCTCAGACTTGCCACCCCATTGAAGATCAATGTCTTCATCTAGGGGAGTAAAGCTTTTCAGAGTATCTGGATCAGCAGCAAGGTCTGGTGGCAAATAGGCGCTAAATGGCCTATATGGTTTCCTGCCTACGATATTATTGTAGTTTACTGAATTTGCCATTTTACGGCTGCCTTATTCTATCAATGAAAGTTGTATATTCTTTCATTTTATCGGTTCCATAGTAATTTTTTTGTTTTTCTTTATAAATTAAAGATTCTTCTGAGCTCAACAATAATGGATCGTTTTCCATTGAAACCATTGGTTGAATTCCTCTGGCCATAAACATGTATGTTTGCTCTGTTATCAAGTCGTCAACCGACATAGTTTGACCTTCATCTATTATGGTTACACCGTATATCTTCATTTTTGCACCGAGTCCGTATTCATTAAAAAAAGTTAAGACAATATCAAATGGTGGAAGCATATCTGCAAGCGGAGCAAAAAAGACTCCAGTTTCTGCCATTATTTGTCTGAATTCTTTTATTCTATAAAATGCGTATTCGTTGAATACCGTAAAAATCAACGATCCTCCGATGGTTCTTCCACCTTTAACAAATCCCCTTGGATTTACATGACCTATTGTTCTTACTGGAGAATTTTCTCTGTGTATAGAATATGAAATTGTTTGTATTTCTGCCAACTCAAGAACGTCAACTGAATTGGTCGTATTAATAGTTCCATTTGCTCTATCAATGTTTGGAACAACTATTGTTGCTGTTATGTCCGTTCCCGCAAAAGACATGTTAGAAAACGGATCAGGCATGTTTCTTTCAATTCTTGCCTTTGACATCGCATCTTTGTCATATGGGGTATTGAATCCTCGACCAAAATTAACTACTGGATAAGGATCAATTCTTTTCATTTTTAACCTCTGGCTAAATACGCAAGGCGGGGAAGGAGACCTTCATCAACTTCCCCGCCTACGAATTTTAATTAGTAATATTAATACTATGGTCTGATAATCTTAGGATTCAATCCTGCTTCAGCCACGGCGTCTCTGTTGATAATGTCCTTCAGATCGCCTGTATTAAATTTACCGTTTGCAAGTTGATCCGTTGTAATTCTGTACATTGGACCAATTTCTCTTGCTACGTAGGTCATTGTTTCCTCAATGACAATGTCATCCATTGAAGCGCCAGAGCCCTCATTCAAGAGTTCTACGCCGTAGATTGAGCGAACTGCACCTTGACCGTATTCGTTGGCAAAGGTTATCGTAATGTCAAATGGGGGAATTTGGTCTGCGTAGAATGGAACCTGTGACACAATATCCGAGTCCTGTGAAGAGAACTCTGCGATACCGCGCTTATGTCCTACGTCGCCAGGAAGAGTATTGTGTCTTCTGGTGTAGAACATTTGAGCGTTGTCTTTTTGGTGATTTGCTTCTAGCATCTGATAAAGAGCTGGACGATCAAACACTGTAAAAATCAACGATCCTGCTATTCCACGCTTTCCTCTTGAGAAAGATCTTGGGTTTGGTGAACCCATTGTATAAATAGGAGCCTTTTCTCTGGTTACCGAGAAAGTGATTCCTGATAGTGCGCCGATTTCAACGCCACCAAAAGTGGCAACTATATCTGCGCCTGAAAATGTGGTGTAAGTATTGAGATACTTATTAACCGCACTGTCGTAGTAGTCTGCACCTGCCATTGTATACCCTCCAATTCGGTATATTAGTTAATGTTTTTATTATATTGTTACAGCCACTTGAACCTCAATGTTCTTGAGTTCAAATGCTGGTGTCAGCACGAGATCAACAAACGCCTTGTTTTCAGCTGGGAAGTAACTTACTGTGAAGTCACTATCCAGCAAGGCACCTACTTGTTGCATGCCGCGTAGTGCAGAAGTAATTGCAGTTTCCATTGAGTTGCGTGTTTGCAACGTCGATGCTTCGCCAACAAACTTCTGGCACACTTGTCTCACGAGAAGCGCAGCTTCCGTGACAATTCTCATTGTAGAAACTCTTGTGTAATCCGATGATGATCCAGCCATTGTCAAACCTTCAACAAAAACTGGAATCTTATTGAAGTTAAGAGCAATAAAGTTTACGCCAAGATCAGCAAGTTTTTCTTGCTGTGTTCTAGTAGGATTGTATCTTAGTTGGGCAACGTTATAAGCGGTCTTGTTTACTGGTGATGTAAACGATGACATTCTACTTATTGCGGCAGCAAAAGCTGATGCTCCGTTTGCGTAACCCCAAGAAGTATCATAATTCACTGGCTTAGCTTCGGCTGCGATTACAACAAGATGTCTACCAATTTCTGTCATTGAACCAGAATCTCTGGAGATCAAATTTGCTGGACCTGCGTTGGAGTTGTAAATGTGTGATGATACTTGAGCCGGAGTCATAAACTCACTTGTTCCAACATACGGTTTTATTCCCATAACCGCAAAGCAGGAGCGTGAGTTTTGAGAAATTTCGTTAACCTTAGTTGCGACCTTAAGAGCCCAACTACCAGTACCAGTGCCGTTGTTTGCATAAAAACCAAATTCTGGGTCATTTGAAGGAGTTGCTGGATTTTCCCACTCATCTGGGTGTGAGCCACGACCCCAAGGGACAATAATATCTGGCTGTGCTGCTTCTGCTGCCTCAAACGCTGCATCAAAAACATTTCCGCCACCAGAAGCAGCGTATGTTGCGCTTGTTATTGATCCAGTAGTGTGATTAAAAGATGAATCTGCTGGCAGTGGAACAATGTGAATTCTTTCTGCTCCACCAGCAATCAACTCAAAATAACCTCTGTGAGCATCTGAATCTTCTCCAAATGCTGTAATAACGTCCTGTTCTGATGTTGCTTGAACAACGTCAAGATCTTTTACGTTACCCGTACCATCATCAGTGCTTCTTTTGGTAATGAGAACAACTCTTGGGCCAACTGGGATATCTTGACGAGAGATGCTATAGAATCTGTCTTTAATAACTGTTTTTACACCTGGTAGAGCCATTAGCTTTTAAACCTCCGCTTGCAGCGACAATATCTTTTTACTTCGTATTTATAGTAATGACCATAGCTTAAAAACAAACTACAATATAAAAATTATGAATCTGGAGTTGCACTTTGATGCAGGTCTATTATGTTTAATTCTGTGTTCTCATATGAGGGGGTGGCGCTATTGTCAAAATCATAAAAACTATCCCATAGTTCTTTTTCATAAGCCATATACCTTCTTACATCTATTACTATTTTTTCTATTTTTTCTATTTCCATACCGATAAGCTTTTCGGTCGTCAACATATAGGTTACTGTTCTTTTACAAATATCTGTTGATTCCCTGTTTTCCTCAGAATCAGATAGTCTTCTAGCGTATACAAACTCAGAGGCTCCTAATCTTTTAAAAACAGGAGTATGTTCCAGCATAAAGTCTTCAAAAGTTTCCATTATTTTGTCTGCCGCCTCTGGACCTGAATATCTCGCAAGCGCTCCTTTTAATTTACCAGATTCAGATTTTGTAATAATTGAAAAAGATATTATATTTTGAAATCTTTGACCATATATTGCAAAGTTTTCACTTGGAGATATCCTTGTTTTTGGCTTTGGCTCAACAGAATGAGCCCTTTTAAGTTCCAAACCATATACTATAACTGGATATTCTGCATAGTCTCCTGATTGAGTTGGTTTAATTTTAATCATTGGATAGGCGTTTTCCCACAGTGATTTTACAACAGTTATAAACTCAATATAGGTCAAATTGCCATGAGCCTGAAGTGGGGGTCCACCAAGCCTATTATGGTTTATTTCATTGATATTTGGAACTGGAAATCTTATTGGATTTTGTGGCATTATACACCTCTTCCTGTGGCAATATTAAATGAAATTTCCCTCAAAGTTCTTGAAGATTGAACTGTTATATTAAAATACATTTTTCCTTTAATTTGCTTATCACCATACATTTCTAATTTATAGTTCCTAACTATATCTAATTGTTTTAGATATTTAAGAAGAGATTCTACTGTTGAATTAGCTTTACTGTAATTAAATTTTCCTATTGCATTATTTCCGATTGATTGCACTTCTGATATTAGCATTGCTGCAAGTCTAACATTAGAAGAATCTTTAAAGTTTTCACTAATAGACTTAGTTATATCTCCGCTCAAATATACGTCATATTGACCTATAAATCTTCTTGACCTGCCTCCTCTTGTTATGCAATTTACTCCTTTTTCAAACAAGGCTTTGACTTCGTTGATTTTTGGATCATTCCCATAAATTGAAAGAGCTGACGGTATTCTTTGTTTGCTTAATCCTATATTTACTTGAGTAGAACTTAACATGCCAGCAACTGCAGCTGCAACAGAAGCAGTATACGATCTTTGCATTTGCTTATGATTAAACACAGCTTCCCCATAAACAAGGATTATATGTTTTCCATAGTCTTCTGTAATAAAACCATCAGAATCAACACTACTAGGTATTTCAAAATTTTTGGACAAAAGAACGGGAATGTCAGAATAAGACATCCCTTGATTTCTTGACCCAAGTATTCCCATGGTTATTTCGCCGGTATTTTCCTGTATTCTATTGCAAACTAGCGATAATTGTTTTGCGTAATTAACATCCCCTGTATTAATCATAGATGCTTCAAGTGGAACTATTATATCTATAAATTCATATTGCTCTATAAGATTATAACATTCTGCTAATCTATTATAGTGTGATTCGTAAAAGCTAAATGTATCATTAAAAGTATCTTTGAATATTTTTACATTTCTTTCTGCGACATTATCAACATATTCGCTCATATACCCACATGACATAATGTATATATCCCTTGCACCACAGCTGTAGGCGTCAAATACCCCTCTTAAAAGAGGTGAATTATAATCTGCCCTTAATGTATCTATAGCTTCTTGAATTGATCTTATTTTTTGTATTCCGTATGGCTCAACTGCATCTGTATGTCCTATTAGTAAAACATTATTTGTTTCAAATTGTCCTATTTCTCTATATTTTGACTTTTCATTTAATAAAACTGATTTTTCAACCATAGAATAATTGGAATAGTTTGGAGTTGAACTCCAATCATCTGGACTTGAAGCGCTTTTTTTTATTGTTACAGGTATCTCTTTTATGTCCAAAACACCGTCTACTGATGCTGTTATGGCAACTGTATATTGTCCAGGAAATATGTTTGCTGGAATTTTGGCGAGGAGCAAATAAGAACCTTCAGATACTCTTGTTATGGAACTTCCATCGCTAAATGTTTGCTTGTACTGTGGAGTGGAAGCTAGCGCTGCATCTATGAAAAATATTTGTGGACCGAATATATTTGCTCCACCTGAGTTAAAACCTCTCCTTAAAAAAACGGAAATATTAGTTGATGGATCAACATAGTCATAGCCCGATCTATAAACAAAAGGTATTGTGAGCTCTTGAGATGGATTTGCTACTAACATGATTAATTTGCTGGTTCTTCTTTTGTTGCACCGACTGTCCAAAAATCTATTTTTCCATATCTACCCCTTACTGGATAGCATTCTTCTATAAGATATAGGGAGTAGTCTTCCAATAAGGATTCTGATTCTTCATATATTCTGTCTCCTGGTTTTGGGTTGACCACTGATTCAAAATAATAAATTCTATCTGAATTTACTAGTAACCCTTCCGTTCTTTCTTCTTTGGTTGAAGCCAAATACCTTGATGCGGCTGTCACATGTCTTGTGGTTATTTTTTCAAATCTATCAGAATACATCCCATCATCAGAAAGTCGTCTCTGAAGTAGAATGTCATGTCCCCATTCTTTTAGAATTTTTTTAAATATTGAATTAGAATTAATCATACTGCCTTAAATCTCTATCAAAACTTGGCTCGTCTTTTACGGTGACTGCTCTACCTGGACCATATAATTCTATATCAGAAAGATAAACATATTTGCCTGTAGATGGATCAATTCTTTTCCCTGAAGTTTTTGTTTTTGCTGAAGGAAATCCTTTTGGCATTACACCCTTCATAGAAACCTTTTTGGCTAAAACCTCTCTCCTAAGAGCAGCGGCTATCTGGCACCAAGTTGTTGCATTTGACCTGGTTGCCACCTCTCTAGGTGCTGATCTATTGGTTATTTCTAAGTCAGCCAATTTTAAAGACAACTCATCGTCGCCACCAAGGCCATATGTTCTACTAAGTTCACATGCAGTAGCAGCTTTTATGTATTCTAGTATTGTAAATGGCAGTGTTGATCCGTCTATATCATCATTGAGTTTATAAATTTCTTTTATCTCTACAGAATAATGATAGATCATTTCCCCAATCTCAATTAAAGATGCGTCTGGAAAAATTGGTAGCAGTTCTTCTGGATCAAGATAAAGTGGCGTTAAATCTGGGGCAAACATAATTGTTTCGTCTAACCTTAAGGTAACAGTCGGCTTATATTCAGCCGTACTTGTACTAGCGTATATGTTAGTTCTTGAAATAATTGTTTTATATGGTGTTGTTGCAGTAACCCCAGTAAATGTTACGGCATAGGCTCCAGGCTGTGTTGGGGTAAAGTTATAAAAATACTCAGAAGTTGAACCATTATGGGGAGTAGCTAATGTGTTGACTATTTCTTGTTCTTTTGAATTAACAATTCTAACACTAACAGTGGTCATGGTGGCATCAACCTGATTCCCGTTGGAATTTTGGTCAAGAAACTTTACTTTTAATTTTACAGTGTCATTTACAAGCACATTGCTAGTAGACATAAGTCTCCAATTTTAAATCAAAATATAATAATATAGTAAAAGTATTATCAACCTACTGCTATTTCATTTGCTCCAGTTATATATATAACCTCTGCAGTTAATAATGCCGTGTAGTCTTCATTTTCTGGAACAACTGTAATTATTGCGTTGTTTTGAACTTCTAAACTAACCAACGTAATAGTAGTTAAATTAGAGTAATCTTCATTTATAGCATAAAAAACCGATACGTTGGATACGGTAATTGGATTTGAATTTCCAGGCACGTATATGTATAAGGTTCCAATATAGGAATATCTACTTTGATTGTAGTTTATTGGACTTCCGTAAAACATGGCGGCTCCTAATTATAACTACCATAATAGTAATATTATATTTTTAATATATTCCTAGTGTTTTTGAAAGAAAAGTGAGTCTTTTTTAAGGTTTTTCATCCATATTCTACCATCATTTGGATGAGAGTTTTCTGGACTTCCATATAGAAAAGAGCTTAAATATGCCACTCTTATTCCATCTACTACTGGTAAGACTTCGTGTGTTCCCACATAGTTGGCTGGGTAAATTGCCGCTGTTCCCATTTTTGGTTTATGCTCGTATTTTGCGTGTTTAAATTTTATTTGTCCACCCGTAAAATTGTAACCATTTAACTGTGACGCTGAATCAACGCAGTCGTTTAAGTATATATTAACACTTACTTTGGCATGTTTTGGATATTCATTTGCAATGCCAAGACTTTCTTGATACGGTACTTGGTCGTCGCAATGAGGGCCAATTCCCTGTCCTTTTGAATAGGTTGCAAAATGTCCTGCACTTCTCCACCAGCAAACAGTCGCAGCTTCTGGATATATCTTACAATACTCTACTAAAACTTTATAAACGCAAGATTCCATTTCTTCTACAAGCTTTATTTGTTCAGCGGTTGGCTTTTCATCATGTCCATTGCACAATGGATTGATAAATCTTTCTGGAGCCAAAGAAACCTCATTTATATCAAATTTAAAACCAGTTTTGTTTACTGCATAGGTTTTACCATTTTCTTCAACATAAGTAAATGTGCCTTGCTCAAGTTTTCTTAAAAAGTTTATAAAATCAATTGTAAATTTTGGATCTATATCAAAAAGATTTTCAACTATACAAAGTCCACTTCCCATATCTGTTATTTTCATTATTGACTCACTATTCTAAAATGCTCCGAGTATTCAGAATATCCTCTTTGTTTAAGGAACTTTTTATAATCTTCTATTAGTGTTGGCATGTAGAGATTTGTGGAAGTTTTTGACATTTCGGGTTCTTTTAATGGATCAGTTACAGATTCTCCTACTTTTTCATTTGGAGTTCCATGACTGTACCATCCTAAATAAGAATATCTTTCTCCAGATTCAACTGGTTTTACTTCGTGCGCTGCTATGTAATTGGATGGAAAAAACAATATATCACCTTTTTGAGGTTTGAAGTCAATGTCAAGATAATTAAAATAGTGATGACCACCAGAAAAATTTGTTTCATCTATTTGAGATATTGAATCAACACAGTCATTTAAATAAAAAACTGTACTAACAGAGTTTCTTGTTGCCAGTTGATCTATCGGTGTCCAAACGTCGTAAACATAATCTGCACTTACATCAGAATGAGAGCCAAGATAAACCCCCTTTTTATACTGGACAATGTGCCCTTTTACCTTCCACCAAACGCATTTGACTGCCAGTGGAAATAACTCAAAATACTTAAGTAAATAACCATCTTTTGCTTCTTCAATAAAATCAAATATTTCTTTAAATTTTTCATCTGCGTACCTATGTATTGCAGATCCTCTTCCAGGCATTTGTTCTACGGAATCTTTTCCAAAAAAATATCCACTCTTATTTATGTAGCACTCTTCTTTTGTTTCTGGATTAATTGCCAGTTTATACATATCGCCTTTTTCTTTATTAATTGAGTCTCTTGCAAACTCCAATATATATTTCCAATCAAGATCTAAGGCTGATCTAAAAACTACAACACCTCCACCAAGATGCTCTGCTTCTACATTATTGTTTTTCATTTTTTCCTTTTTTGTGCGGGACATTTTCACTAGTTCCACTACTATTTGGTCTCAATATAGTTGGTCTAAGAATATGATTTAATCTAGAATCACGCGAAGCTACCTCTAAGTCTTCATATCCATACTTGTCTAGTATATATGAAATATAGTCTTCCCTAAGTGTCTTAAGCCAAATTTGGCCTTGAGTTCCTATTGGAAGCTCTTCATTGGTAATAAATATGCCCCTATCAGAATGGGAAGAGCCTTGTGCAAAATATCCTATGTATGCATATCGACTTCCGTTCTGGCAAGGTTCTATTTCATGGGTTCCTAAATAATTTGAAGGAAAAATTAAAACATCACCAGCTTTTGGTGTGTGATTTGCTTTGGCATATGGGAAAATTATTTCTCCATTATTATATTCATGTTTAATTATATCTTCTTTATTTTTTACAGAAGAATTTAAATAAATTATTGCTCCGACCACATTTCTGGTAGCCAATTGAAGATCTGGCTCAAAACCAGGTTGATAATTAACGTCATTGTCGTTATGCATGCCCATATCGCTACCAGGACCATAGGCTAAAACATGACCTAATGTTTTCCACCATATATTTCTTAATATCATTGGATAAATTTCTATGTATTTTAGAAGACTGGCATAAATAATATCTTCACAATTTTTAAAAAAATTAACTATATTTTTTGGGGTATTATTATCTACAAAATTCATTATATGACTAGCAGATTTGTTAATATCTGAAATCAAGTATCTGTGACCACTCCTATTTATGGCGTAAGAAGTTTCCTCATCTTCTTTCACAATTGTATAGTCTTCTTCAATTGCTTTTTCTTTTAAAGAAGCCAAATATGGAATAACAGAATCTTGATCCACGCTTATGGCATTAGGGAAACAAACTATACCCATTCCATAATGAATCAGATCTGATTTCATCTTAGATCATTTAACCAACTTGTTGTGGGCTGGTGTTGCAGGGTCCAGACTTTTCGGCTTTTTCTTCTGCGGCTTTTCTTTGATTTTCTGCAGCGCTAACTTCAGACATGTCTGGATCTGGAACCGATCCAACATCAACTGCATCATGCGTAGCATTATACTGGGCGACTTCCCTACCTTGGAATACTGGATTCCAACCAGGCTCAACACCACTCTCTGAGGCATTAAAATATATTGAATGGGGTGACTTACAATACATTTCATAATCATCATAAATATTATCAAACCAAACTGGAGGACACCACTTATGACTCTTTTTTTCTTCAACGACAACTATTCCAGCTTTCAAATCATTATCTCCCTGACCAAAGAAAGTAAGATAGCTATATCTCACTCCTTTGCCCATTGATTCAACATCGTGAGAAGCTACATAGTTTGTGGGAAAAAATATAATATCTCCTTTTTGCGGCTTATAAGAAATGCCAAGATGTACGAATCTTAAATTTCCACCCGTAAAATTTTTACCGTTTAGTTCGTCTTCCGACTCAACATGATCGTTAAAATAAACAAGAGCGCCACACGTTTGGCGAGATGCAACCATCCCCTTTGGCATGTACCTAACGCCTTTTGTTACCTTATAATTTGTGTCATTGTCTGCATGGCAACCGAGCCTACCACCATCTCCATATCTAAGTATGTGGCCCCTAGTTTTCCACCAAATACTTCCAATCATAAGAGGATAGTGGTCTATGTACTTAATGAGACACTTGTATATTTGTTCTTCAATGTAATAAAAAAATTTTACAACATCTTCTGGCGTATTGGATGTAACTGGATCAAGTAGTCTGACTGGAGCAGCCGGAACATCAACTAACCTATACTTAAATCCATCCTCGTTTATACCAAACTTTTCTCCATCTACTTCAATGTATTTCCATCTTTCTTTGTGTGCTTCTTCAGCTTTTCCATCTATATGCCTAAGAATTAGGTCTTGATCTATGCTGAATGCATTTCTAAATACAACAACTCCAGCTCCGAGCACCTCACACTTGAATGCTCCTATTTCATTGATTACATCCTCATCTACCTTTGGAGATACCGGAAATGATATTGCATTTTCGTTATCGATATTTTGCTCTGTAATTGCACTGCTTCCATATGACATATTTTTACCCCAGTAATTCGTCTATTGCTTCTCTTATTGTCCAACCAGCGCCCATAACTCTCGGCTCTTCGTCCAAGGGCATATCTTGCCAATTGAATCTGGAAACTACTATTCCATTTCTACTAATCAAGAATTTCTCATAGTTATGAGGTATTCTAGCTATTGCTTGACCAGCCAGGTTTTGTCCAATTGCGGCTGCCTCCGTACCGTCTGCTGTGGTATCAGAGTACGCTCTTTTTTCTTTTCCTTTTAAGAAAGAAAATACTTCGTGCTCATTTTTTCCATTTACTTCTACTTTTTCTGATATTGGAAATGTAACAAATGGATAATTTATTTTGATAAAATCATCAATTTCTTCATTGGAACCTGGCTCCATTTTTCCAAACTGATTACACGGAAAACCAATCACTGAAAATCCTCTGTCCTTAAACTCATCATGAACCTTTTGAAGCTCCCAAAGATTTCTGCTTGTTCTAACATAAGACCATAGCGGACTACACTGTGGTTTATATCCAAACTTACTAGAGATATTTACCATTAAAGTCACTTTACCGTTATATTGACTCAAAAAATCTTGTTGTCCATTTAAACTTTTTATTTTGATTAAATATACATTATCCATTTTTTGTACCCTTAAAATCTACTGTGCAGTATTCGTTTATGTGGATTTTACCCAAAATTTGATTATCTATCAAAGATCCAATAATCAGAACATGAGCTTTTGTTGGAGTAAGCGTTGTGCCAGACATCTCAAAATTATTTGAATCGCATTTTATACCATCAAACTGCATTGAACCCCTCATTTCGGAAATGGTTGCAGACATGGTTTCAAATACCGACAGCATGTACTTATCCGAACCAAGTGGGCTTATTGTTTCAATGTTCCATTTGCCTACTAAAAAATTATCCATTTGTTGGCTCCTTTATTTTTGGAAGGCCCTCAAATGTTGGACCTATCTTTTCTCCTTTTTCATTAAGCCCTGTCTTAATTCCCTTCATCCATGTCCAAGGATGTTCTTGAAGTTTCTTTGATTTTGCATTGTTATATGACATTCTATCCTGAATTAGTTGAGACTTATCCCAAAGATTTTCTATTTTAAATTCCACATTTTGTATAAGCTGATTAGGATATATAGTAAAGAACATGAATGGCATTCCTGCAGGGAATGTGACAGGTTCACCAATTTTAGTTATTTTCCAATTCATATTGAATTCATCTGGCCACCAATAACTGGGAATAGATGCCGTTAAAGGAACGGCTCCATCAACAAAATAATTTGGAGATCCACTTATCCAGGTACTGTACCCGTCTTCTGTATTGAAAGCCCACCCAGTAGTAAAAGACATTATTCCAATAACACTTGGCTGTGTTACAGGCCTATTATTGTACATTTCCCCCTTTAATACTTTGGGCACTGTGTTACCTCCATCCCACTGAACAACAACGTCTTGTTCAAGTATAAGCTCCCATCCACTAACATTAGCAACAGTAAGTGGTAGACACTGGTAGGCGTGCTTATTGTATGTGGCATCCATCCAATCTCTTTTAACTCTAGACTGTTTAACAGGAGGTGGATTTTGATGAGTTTTTGTTAGTGTTATTAGGGTCATTATTTTTTTGCAATTCCTACATCTTGTGTAATGCGACTTCCGTCCTGAGCATATCCCACGCCGTACTTATGATTATTATCATTATAGTCAAACATTGTAACGGCTGAATATTTTACACCACTTTTTACTTTTAAAGATGCATGAGCATATATGTATGTTGACGGAAATAAAACTACATCACCAGCTTTTGGCTTTAGTGTTATGTCCAAATATGGAAACCATAACTCGCCACCTTCATATTCATCGTTTAGGTACATAACGGAGGAAACTGTACAAATATAAGAAAATCCGTGGTCTGTGTGTACTGCAAAATGTTGACCTGGATGATATCTAACAAAATTAATTGCTTCCATAAATTCCATTTTAAAATTGTACATAGATTCATAGTGATTCAGGCATTTTTTTAATCTTACATCCACGTCATCGTAGCACTTTTTCACTTCCTCAAATTCTGGAGTTAGGTAGGGCCAATGAACCGGACTCATTTTTAGATCTACACAATCTCTATACTCGGGTTTTTTTACATTGTATCCGACCACTGCATCTGACCACTTAAACAGATTGTGACTACTATTTCCTATAGTAGTTTCTAATCTTTCTGGAATATTCAAATCTCTTGAAATTGCATTTCTATACAAAAAAATTCCTAGTTTTGGATCACTTACGTGATAGAATTCCATTGTATTCTCCTGTTTGAATAATTTGACATGATATAATATACCACCGAATCTACAGAAAAGCAAGGCATTATTGTGTGCGAAAAGGATTAAAATGGAAAAATCTCTAATACTTCCAGGGCATTTTGGAAATTCTAAAGATAATATAAAAATTATCAAAAATTTTATTGATTTAGAAGATCTTAAAACTATACAAAAATTTCTTCCGACAATAAATGAGTGGATGGACGCTGGAGAAAACCAATATGCGGAAGATGGAACTTGCACTTACGATGCTTCATACTGGCAAAACCGTCAATGCAGTTTTGACATTTTAGCTAGAATTAACTTAGATATCTATAATCTTATAGATAAATATATTATAAAGATGCAATGGTTTCTGGAGGATGAGTTTCAGGTGAACTTAACCATTAGGCCACCAGTAATAATAAGGTGGTTTCCTGGCCTGGAACAAAAGCCCCATGCCGATAAGCAGCTTAACGATGGATCTCCGAATCCTTTTCCAACCTATGACTTAAACTCACTACTGTACTACAATGATGACTTTGAAGGAGGAGAACTATACTACCCTCAACATGATCTTGTGATAAAACCAGAGCCTGGATTAGCGATTGCTCATCCTGGAGATATAAACTATCTTCATGGGGTAAAAATGGTAACAAAAGGCGAAAGATATACTACGCCTTCTTTTTATACTATAACAAAATTACTAAATTAGATTACTTAAAAAATTTTCTCCATCAAATGTCCAACCAATTTTTGGTGGATTTACTAAATTTGATATATCTAATATAATTGGATTTTTTTCTAGATTACTCTTAAATCTAATTGAATCTGGTTCATCTTTTGGAAACATCAACCAAGATGTTACCTTATTGTTAGATACTAGTGCATATTTATAATGATTACCTATGCTATGCGGTTTATTGTCTGATTTTTCTTGCGGAGACAAAAAATTTTCTCCATCAAATGTCCATCCTTTTGTTATCAAAGATGCATTTGGGTTGTTCGTACAATCAATAAATGTAGGATTTTGTTCGTAAGATTCACAAGTTGTTTTAAATGAATCCTGACTTACGTAAATTTTATGTATAAAAAAAACTTTATTTTCTGCACAAAAAGCGTATTCTTTGTAATCATCCATGTTTTAGTTTTCCCTGCTTAACTTTTTAGTAATATTGTATTATATCATGCTTTGTAAGTATTTCCATATTTCCATATCAATTTGATTATTTTCCTCAATTTTTTTTATTTCCTTTTTTGAAAGCAGAGATTTTAATTCATTTGTTTTTATTATTTTATTATTAAAATTTATTTTAGATTCATTATATTTTATATAATCAATATTTAAATTATTTAATTTAATATTTGTATTTAAGGAATTAAATAAATTTATTACCTCTTCTACAAAATAGTATACTTTTTCTGTGGTTCCTAAAACTTTTAGTTTGCTTATTTGTTCTTTTGCATTTTTAAAGCTCGTGTTTTTATCTTTGATATACCAATTTTTACTTTTTTCAATATAGTCCATTTTATCTTTATATTCTTCAATTAATAATCTATCTTTATCTTCCAGATATAAAAAGTTGTATTTATAATTGAAGATATGATTCTCTATTCCGTTGCAAAGATGTCTTGCTTGTAAATTTCTATGTTCAGAATAGAAAGCATCTTCAAATAGATAGTATTTAAGTTTTTTTTCAATTGAATTTAAATCTTTATAATTTTCATTAAAATCTAAAACCTGATTCATCATTAACCATGAAAAATTACTTAAACATCTATCTACTGGATTCCTTGCCAAAAACGCTGTATGCAAATTGTTTACTTTTGATAAAGGATAATTACCAAAATGACCTTGTATCACACTGTAATCATTTAAATCAATTTTTTTATGATCAACAATTTGACCATAAAATATATTTTTTATATATTCTGGAACAATACTCTTAAGACAATTAAGTACTGTTGTACCACCGCATTTGGGCACGTGAAGAATGTAAATTGTTTGCTTATTCAAAGGTAGATCTTTTTAGGTTTACTGGACTTCTACGTATTGTTCCATCCTACAATGTTGCCACAACTATCTGTCATTTCGCCGTTTGGCCCGTGGTCCATAAATTCCAAAACATGGCGGGAAAAACGGTGGGAAGAACGGTGGGAAGAATGGTGGGAAGAATGGTGGGAAGAATGGTGGGAAGAAAGGTGGGAAGAACGGTGGGAAGAATGGTGGGAAGAATGGTGGGAAGAACGGGGGGAAGAATGGAGGAAAGAATGGGGGAAAGAATGGTGGGAAGAACGGCGGGAAATAAGGCGGAAAGAACGGCGGGAAGAATGGGGGAAAGAACGGCGGGAAGAAAGGCGGGAAGAACGGCGGAAAGAACGGCGGGAAGAATGGGGGAAAGAAGGGCGGGAAGAAAGGCGGGAAATAAGGCGGGAAGTACGGTGGAAAGAATGGGCTGTGGATTGTGTAGTCAATAGACGTACCCAATGGGGTAACGGTAGTGTCTGTCAGCGCATTTTTTACCTTATCAAGATTTCCAGAAGAGGCAGTTGATTCTGCCGTCACGTTACCAACAGTAAAACCAGCGTTTGTAATTGTGGTATTGGCAGTAGCTTTATCAGTTCCGTGCAGCTACGGTTGGTTTTGACTTTTTTCTTTTACTACCTTTACCAGGCTCTGGAGTCTTATTCGTTGCCATATTATGCTGCTAAGTCTCCTAGTGCCACCCATGAATTGGTATCTCTCTTTATAAGAGTAGCAGATGACCACTGTGTACGCAACTTAAGACCTGGTGTAGCATTTACTGTTACTCCCGATTGACCAACTAGCGTGGTTTGACCTGCTCCGGTCTGCAAAACTGTAATTGTTGTTCCGACTGGAAACGCTACGTTTGCGTTTGTCGGCACCGTAAGGTTATGACCAGAAGCAACGCTCATTTCAATCATCTTGGATCTATCTGCAAGCACTAGTGTATAGGCTCCCGCCTGTGCATTGGTGATTGTATCTCCGACTATTCTTTGGTAGTTTGTTCCATCATTGGTGAACTCCCAACAGTCGTCTGTTTCATTCCATCTTAGAAGAACATTTGTTGATGTACCACGCTCAATTTCTATTCCAGCGTTTTCTGACGGAGTTGCAGCTTCGTTATTGTTGAGAACTATGATATTGTCATTGATTGTTAGTGTTTCGGAATTAACTGTTACCGTTGTTCCAGAAACGGTGAGGTTTCCAGTAACCGTAAGGTTGCCTCCAACTGTTGGATTTGAAGTATTTATCCAAGCTGAACCATTGTATTGAAGTAATTGATTTGCAGCGCCGCTGGTAATTGTCACGTCTCCAACATCATCAAGAGTATTAATCGTTGGGACTGATGAATTAACCCAAGCCGAACCATTATATTTAAGAAACTGACTTGTTGCATTGCCAGTGATTGTAACGTCACCAACATCGTCAAGATTATTAATAGTTGGAACTGCAGCCCATTCAATACCGCTATTTGCTGAACTATTTGCCTTCAAAAAATGACCATTTGTTCCGACTGGCAATCTGCCGACAGTATCACTTGCAGAAGCTACTATCAAATCGCCTTTGGCGTCAACGATACTTGCTGAAATATAGTCTTCTGCAGCAGAAGAGGATAGATTGGCCACCGCATTTGCCACAAATTGAGTTGTTGCTATTTGAGTGTTTGCAACACCATCTGCTGCGGTTGGAGCAATTGGCGTCCCAGTAAATGTTGGGTTAGCCGAAGGAGCTTTGGTAT